TGGAATTATTGCAATGATCCCATGTACAGATTATGCACTAAGTGGGGCAAAACATTTCAAGAGGAAAGATTCCGATGGAACAACTGCAAAAAGTCAAGCATTAGTAGCCAAAACAAAAGAGATAATAGATTATTTTAATCGCAAAGGCTGTTTATTGTTTTGGCAAATAGAAAATCCAATGAGCCGCATACACAAATTAAACCCTTGGCTGGGCAAAATAAAGCTAAAATTTAATCCCTGCGATTATGCCGGTTATGATCCCATCCCAGATAATAGTAGGTATAATAAAACAACATGGCTGTGGGGCAATTTCAATAATGCGCTTCCCGTATCATATCTATCGCCTTTGCAGAAAGAATATCACGGATTCACTAAGCTGGGCGGCAAAAGTCTTAAAACAAAGAATCTAAGGAGTATTACTCCACTAGGGTTTGCTTACGCCTTTTATCATGCAAATCATTAAAATTACACAATAACCCTCTTAACTATCAATTATATGGGTAACAAATTAAATACCATCGAAAATGTTTGGTATCGCTCTAGAGGCAAAGAATTTCCTATAAGCGTCGTTCGCATAAGCGGCAAGATGGCATCTGTTAAGCCTGTAAATCCACAATTACAATTAGGCACATTTAAAGTCCGGTTGTCTTCTCTTTATAATCCTTATTAATACCTGTATATCATGACACAAAAAATTGAAGTATTAGAATACACACTTCCTGATTATCTAGCAGGCTACCTTATCAATGGAGATAGATATTTGCTTAAAGATGAAGAAATAAAGGAAATTGATGACTTCCTAACTAAAGAAGGTGTTCGTATTGTTTCCATTCAAGATGATAGTTCTTTTTGTCACCGCAATGACTTACACAGTTCTGGTGGCAATTGTAGCACCTACATAGCCCACAAGATTAAATAACTATATAAATACCTATATATTATGATAAAAACAACAATAATTAGAGATAAACATGGTTGCATACACATATGGAAAGGCTTTCACGCTCCTAAATATCACCCGCTCACTCCAACAGTCAACGGGAGCGAAGCCGATATGTTTGTTCAATCATGCAGCGCAATTGATGGAATACGCAAATACATAACAGCTAAAGAAATAGAGCAATTAGAAAACGGTTATGCTATTCATTGCACAACATTACCGGCTGAATACCTTATTAAATAACTTATGTATATGAAACAACAATCTGTAATACAACCAAAATATAAAGTATTTAAGGTGGGGCGCAAATCTGGCCGTAAATCTATCTTAGCTAGAAATCTGTCTGAGCCTGAAGCTCAACGTTTGGTAAAATCATTCCCAGATAGCAATAGATCAATGGTTTGCTATACACGTCAGTAATCTTACTAATAACTAATTAAACTAGTAGTATGAATAATATATACGGAGTTGTAAATAATAAAGGCGAACATATAGATGTATCAAAGTCAGAGAAGGGAGCTAAAAACTTCGCAACTAGAAACCATTATAACAAAGTATCAATAAGATATAATTCCGGTTACGATGTTGACATTATTTCCGTAAAAAAGGGCCGTAAATGGGTTAAATACCCCAATTGAACCTCAAACAACATTCAATCACCTTATTAATATTATAATATATGAATGATAATAATTTAATAGCCAAAATGTTTAATCTTGAAGTCGTTAAACAACTCATAGCTGATTGCCCCGCTGGCGAGGTGGTTATCCTTTGCCCTCAATGGTCAATTAATAAGCCATCATACCCGCCAGACACTTACCCAGACTCAGAAAAACACGACTTGGACGAACTAGAGGATATGTTAGGCGTACCATTGATCGTTTCAGACTATAATGACCTTGTTGCAGATCCACACGGCCTACATTCTATTGATTAATTCAAACAACATTCAATCATATCTCAATCCTTAACGCATGAAAAAGATATTAATTAATCCCACCGCTTTCGGACTGTATGTAATTACATTCATATTGCTTGTTGTTCGCTTTTCTCCTTTCTTTAATTATTTAAACTTTAAAAGATGAATTACTCAGCAAATAAATACAATTCTAAAGAATGGGCAATATTCTGCCGGACAACCAATTGTTATGTCTTATTTGGGACTAAAAAAGAAATGACAAAAAAGTGCAAGGAGTTGAATAAGGAGATTAAACCTAATACTACCCTTATTCATGATTTCTTCCAGGAAGATTAACTCCCTTGTATTTGATACCAACCAACCCGACACAATTAAAGACGAGGAGAAAACACATAAACAATTGCCTATGTAACATTTTTACTTTTAAATTCATAAATTAAAACCAGTATATGAAAAAGAACTTATTACACAGAATAGCGAAAATTGTTTCGGACAATGAGAATTATGACAACTACAGAGACAAGGACTTACAAATTATTCATGTAGCTTATTCAGTAAAAGAACATCTGGGATACGACTCTAGTATGGAAGGGCAAGCGTTATGCGATTTTAAAGTTTTGGGAACCGGGAAATCAGTCCCTTTTTCTCTATACGAGCATGAATTTGAATTACTTTAATTAACTATTTAATATTTAACTGTATATGAACATTCCAAAAACTGAAAACTTTCACGTTTTGAAAGTAAAAACAATCGGTGCGACTAATTATAAACCTGCAAGAGTAAAGATTATTAGTGAATGATTTGAACAATCAATTATAATCCCATTTACTAATCACCCTGGAGCAAGTAGCCCCTCTATTGATACCGCATCCCTTTACCTAAGTGCTAAAGGATATACGCTTATTGGTCAAGGCGAAGGTAAAGACCATATGTACTTAATCACTGATACTTTTAAACCTTTAAAATAAATCCTCATGGCAACTGTACAACAAAATATAAAGAAAGGCTGGAAAACGCTGGAAGATAAACACACCCACTTAAAGGCCAATAACCAAGGAAATGAATATTACCCTATTCAGGAAGAGTTTAAAAAAATGCTAAATGCGTTCATTTACGATTATGATCTTAGTTTATTGAGCAGCAAGCAACTGTTAAAATTAGGTGGTTGGGTAAATTCACACCGACCAATGGAACCGCACAGATTCCTTTCTTACTGCGAAAAGTTCGCAGATTAGCTAATACGGGCAGCTAGACGCTATATACTGATAGCAGCCCCATTTTATTAACTTATTAAACATTCATATTATGTTTGGGATATATACCATTGTGAGAGGGAAACAATTTTATTACGACTCTCACACAAATCAATTTACCGAGGAGACAAAACTATATAACAATAGCGGCATTGACTGCATCACATATGTTCTTTTCATGGCATCAGAAAAAGTAAGTGAAATGAAGCAGGCATTGGGAGCAATAGATATTATTATGGATTTTGAATTATCCGTTTCATATGCTTAAATTAAAATACCATGCAAACAGAATTTACATGCGGGATATATACGGTTGCACTTAATAAAATTACTAACAGATGGGAGGTACAAGTGAGCAATCAGCAATTTGCAATAATTGAGGGAAGCGGTCATTTAATACGATTTACTCAAGTGAAATATCTATCTACTTCTGACCTAACTGAGATATCCGTATTAATGAACAACATTAAAAGACAATACAAACAATTACAAACTATTTAAGCTCCACATATGCAGCACACAATAGGAAACAAATACAAAACTTCAGACAATCTAATAAGTCTGCTTAGTACCTTTCAATTAAAAGGCAAAGACTATTGCGTCTTAATCACAATAGCAGACGAAAAAGATACACATTATAAAGGGTATAATGGCAATAGATACTCCCACCCAATCGAGGTAAACAATCCATATAGCCTATCAGAAGATGAAATGAACGCATTGACAAACGGGATGGGATACGAGCCGTACTCCAAAATAGTCATGATTTAATCAACATAATTAAAGACGGGGATAAAAATTATTAAAAGCATAAAACAGACTACCATGTCAAACTTAAAAGAATTAGCCTTCCCTCTGATCGAGGAGGGCCCCAGCGGCCCGAGTATATCTCGTGGACTTACTAAGCACGAATATGCAGCTATTTTGCTTGCGGGCCATCTTTCGACTAAATACGAATATTTGCCCGATTCAGGCGAAAGAAGTCAAATAGCTGGGATAGCTTATGAATTGGCCGAAGCGGTATTATCTTATTTTAAATAATTGGAAGGCGCGTTTCTCTTAGGCAATGGTTAACGGCCCTGAATGAGCTGCCAGGGGAAAGTGCAGCTCTATTTTTTAACCTTCTTATATATTATTCATGGAACAATTAACATTAGAACAAAGCGCAACTAATTATGCCCCATTGAACGCGCAAAAGAAGGAACGAGATGCATTTAAAGCCGGGGCCAAATGGCAAAAAGAGCAATATAACCGAATTTTACAATTGGCTTTTAACGCAGCCAATGAATTAGATTATCTTAGCGCTATTTCTCTTTGCGATCATATAAAAACAGAACTTGAAAAATTAGAATCTTTATAACACATCCAAATACATGACCAATATCAACTACCACACCGTTCACCGTTCCGGTTGCTCTTTAAAACGCGATTCATTCATTGATCCTAACAGATTATACATTAACCACAATGCATACGAAACGCAGCCAATAATACTCTTTTGTGACTTCAAAGGCATTCAGGAGCCAATAGTTACATCCTTTGAAGTGTTCATCGTAAACAGTGAAATAGATTATAGCGCCTATCACTCATTAAACTGACAACATATGGACATTCACCAAGCTATTCAATACTTACTTAAAAATACTGAAGAAATTAAAAAACACTACACTACAGTAGTAGAGGTACGCCACGCGATAAAAGACATTCCCCTGGATGATTTAAAAAAGTTCGCAATACAGCAAAATCACACAATCCACACGGATAGATTAGAAAGCAGGGCATATATCATTCATTCCCCATTAGTAAACGGCAAAATGGATAGCGATATATGGCTATATTCCACAGTTGTAAATATTAAACCCGCCGAAATAACAGAGTTATAATTTAACCTCAAATAAACAAACAAATGAAAATTAAAGTATTATTCTTATCTCTTATTGCATCCGCAATTATTTTTAGCTGCAAAAGAAGCCTTCAACCACCTACAGCTCAAAACGGTATTGGGAACTATCGAGCCGGATTTGTCAGCAAAACAGGAGATACCACCTGGACAACGACTAAATTAAGTTCCAAGACAGCTAGAGTTGAAACCGTGGGTATAGATAGCTCATTCGATAGCCGTTTTAAGATCACACTACTATCATATGACGGCTATGGTACTTTTGTATTAACCGCCACCAACTTAACAACATGCCAAGGTATTATCCGGTGGAGCTGGGACGGCAACTTTAAAATTGACAGCATCGGCTATGCAAGTAACAATCCTAATGATCCAGAAAACGACGTATTAAAAGCAGGTCAAACTAAAACGTTTATCATCTATTCCAAACAGCCAAAGCCCGGCAGACTTAAAGCACAATTAAACAGCGTTGGCAATTGCGGGAACAGTAGCTCACTGATTATAAACATAACAAGTGCCATTCTCCCAATAACCTATACAAACTTTGCAGTCACCTATAACGAAGCGATAGAACGCGTATTTATTGGGTTCAATGTAATGGAACCGACAGAATTAAACTGGGTTGTAATTCAGAAATTAGACGGCAGCATATACAAGACGGTGCTGCTAGTTCCTGGAGACGACAAAACAAATACATATAACATAAAACTTCCATAATAAACATCCGATGACAGACGCAGAAATAAAGCTATTGACCATAAAAATAGGTCTACTAGAATCAAACTTAAGCATTCAGAAACAAATCATGGGGATAATCCAAGTTAATGCAAAGGCAACAATGCAATTAATTGATAAGAAAATAGATAATTCATATAACATCCAATTAGACAAAGAAGAATATTCTGTCATAGTAAAATTCCTTCGAGGATTAGAACAATGCGACCTAACTTATTTTGCCGGATGGCTACAAGAATGTTACATAACACAACAAATAAATAACGACTTGTTAAATAAACTTTAAAACATGAAATCTAAAGTATTAATTATCCCATTTTTAGTTCTATGCTTATTAGCAGCCTTTGTAGCGACTAAAGCTCAAACGTATGTCTACGGCTCAAGGGAAGGGAATGTCTCAAAAATAATCCCTGCGGATTCCACAGAGAAGCAACTAATAGCAGACGAAACCTGGATTACCCAATTAAAGACGGGGGCAAAAATCACCAGTTACTCCGAAAAGGCTTTTATAGACATTTCCCTGAAGTTTGGCAATCAATTCAAGAGAATATCTATTGTTTATAAAACCGACCGCCACGGGCCTTATAAAGAGTACAGCATCTATCTGACGCAAGAAGTAGCTAACAATATTAAAGAATGGGCAAAGATTCATCTTTAAACAATTGGTAAAATGGATAAAATCAAATTTGCAACTGAACGGAATGGGGAATTTAAAGAGTTCCCCCTAAACAGCCAAAACATCATACTCCCTAATGGAGAAGAATTTTATCTACGGTATGATAGCATCAGAAAAGGGCTGACCATTACTAAGATAACCAATGGAGAACTATTAATTCAACTCCATGCATCAAATCAAATATTAATAAAATGAATACACCACATTATTACCGTAGACAATCTATTCATGCAGTTTTATTATGCCTCATTGTCATTATCGCTTTACTTGCTGCTCGTTGTCGTCCGCAAAAAGGCTGCTACGGCACCAGAGGCATGAGCGGATATGGCTGGCTAAAAAACACAGAAACCAAAAAAGTATTTATACTGGATAGTAATTGGGGCATAATATGCACCTTTACAGACCCAAAAGACATGTTTCACTTAAAATACGAATAGCTTTCTCTAGTGTCTCATCATATACAGTTAGTTTCCCCCTCCTAGTCTTGGGAGGGGGCATTTTTAAACCTTACAAACTTTATTCCATGACTACGGCAGAATACATTAACCTGTTCCATCAGCAATATCAATACCTATTGAATTTTTGTAAAACATGCGGAGTATCTAAGGAAGAAGCGGAGGATGTTACCCTGCATTCTTTCTATATATTTTGGATTGGCAAGGAGAAAATTCATATGCGAGCCGCAAATACTTATTTATTTACGTTAGCTAAAAATAAATGCATTGACGTTATACGTAGAAAATACATTAAAAAAAGAATTTACAACCAACTGTCATACGCGGATAATTACATAGACCCAATCCCTTCTATTGATTTAAAATCAATTACCGCGCAATTACATGACATAATAGAATCATTGCCTCCAAAGCAGAAAGAATACATTACACTTAGATACTTAGACGATATTTCAATTGAAAAAATAATTAGAGAAAGAAAAGACATAAACAGAAACACATTAAGAAATACACTGAAGCAGGCGAGCGATAAAATCAGAAAAGAATTAAAAAGCAGAGGCATTACTATCGGCTGAGATTAAAGTAATTTCATTGCGAGTCTATATAAAATATTATGATCTGGCTCTTTTTATTTATGATGGGATAGTTTAGGAACCCTTCATTTTCTATTAATGCAAACTGTTTGCCGCCGTTCAACCAATAATTCCAATAAGGAGAATTGTATTTTTGCTTTACGCTATCAACCTTAAATGTGCCATATCCATCTACCACTACTGATTTGCTTGTTAGTTTTATTTCAAATGGCACTCCGTACTTAATTGTATCTATCCTCCACGAAAATGTAGTCGTGTCGCTTCGCCAGCCTATTGTATGAACCTCTTTAACATGATAAGTGAGGTTTATATTCGGCTGCGAATAGCCAAAAACAGGGGCCAATAGGAGCAATAATAACCGCATTGATTATTTTATTTAGGGGTTAACAAAAGCGGCCCAATAAGACTAAAGGGCCGAAATAATAAAACAGAATATCCATTAAATATTTAATCAACTAAAATATAGCTTAGACTCCCGAATGCGTCTAGCAGCCAATACCGGCTTTTTAACGCCATTAATTGTAGAAAATCTCCACATGTAAAATGCTTCCGTTATTCTTGGGTCATCCGGTCTTTGATTAACCAACCTGAGAACTGTTGACTTTTTAAAGTCGCCCGTCCCTATATTATAACATAGGCTCAAAAGCGCATTGAATTGATTTTGGTTAATGTCGTCTCTGGTTGTACTGTATACAGCCATTAAGAAGGTTGCATTTACTTTATCAAATAAATCCCATGCAGCCTCTTCATCGGCCAGAGGTGAATCGTTCATTGTTACTTTCTTACCTCCAGGATACCACGTACACCCAACCCCTATTGTTGGTATACCAGCATCATCTTTATATGGGTGTAATATCAACCCTTCCTCCTGCTTCATGAACTTTCTACCTACCTCATCCAATGTTCTTATTTCAGTCATTTGATTCGGAATATGATATTATAAAATAATGGGAATGAAGCATTCCATGTACACCCTAATCCAATAAAATGCTCATACCACGACAATGAAGGCTTAGGAGCAAACCATGCAATTATCACATCTGCAATTATGCATCCCCACATTAGAGACTTACAAATATGCCAGCTATCGGGGCGATAGCCAAGTATTAACTTCACGTAATTGCATGATACATCCTTGCACCACCATTGTTTATTGAGCTTTTTAAAGATACTCTTATCGAAGTTCGGGCTATTCTCAAATGTATCTTCACATGCGCTAAAGAAGCCGCCCATAAACATTAAGGCATATATCCAGATCATGGCTTTGCTGCATTTTGTTCGCTATCTATTATTACTTGCGCATCTTCTTTTGCCGTAGCATGATGAATCCCTATAACAAGAGACAATACAATACACAGATACACTACACCTTTTCTTACATCATCATACGCGGGATCTTTCCATTTCGCAAGAGAGATAATCCAGCCGAAGCTAACAAGCCCATGACCAATCCAAATTGCAATTCTGGCGATCGGTGCCATTTGATTTACTGATGAATAAAAGAAATCAATAATTAACAGGAAGATGGTGAATATGGAACCTACTATAACCCATACTTCTAATTCATCATCTTTTCTTTTGTTTTGAGTACTCATGTTTTATGTTTTTATTTTTTAATTCCATTTTAATTTTATTATCATGTTCAATGCTATCAAATACGCTTTTGGTAACATCAACCCATCCTTCTTTTCTTAAAACAGTCCACTTCTCTTTACTAATACAACCTATACTATCATCCCATTCATGCATATCACAATAACTTAAACTATCTCCCCAAAAAGCAATCTGTGTATCAAGACATACTCCTTTCCAATATTCCTTCCAAATCCTTTTCGCAACACTATCAGGATAACAACCGCCTATTATTCTGTAAGAACTAGATGACATACTCGACAAGTACGTATACCCCGAATCACATTTATGCCTATTCTGAGCAACACCCATAAGACATATCAATGAGAAACAAATAAACACAAGCACCTTCATTGTTAAAATTTTATCGAAAGGGGAAATTTAATACTTGCTTCTACCATGTGCCCTTTATTACCATATAGCCAATTGGCCTCATACATCATGTTATATTTGGTTTGATACATAAATCCGCCGCCTGCCATCTTAGGCCAAGGACCAAACAAAACCTCCCATGATAAATAAAGTCTACCATGAGGCTTTAATTTATCTGATGCATCCTTGGCTTCTTTAGCCAATGTATTTATTTTGTTGTAAAAACCAAGTTTCTCGGCATCCAGCTCCTTGAATCTTTTTAAGTAAATCTTATTTTGATTATCCCAATTATTCTGAAGGCTATTTAAATCATTCTTGTATCTGCGTGATAAACTCGTGGTGGTTTCTAATTTAGTAAAGCAATCTTCACATTCAACTATATAACCGTGTGGCACAACTGTGGCAGAAGTGTCCGCATACTGAGCTAATCTATGCTCGTCAATCAGCTTCTTGTTTTCAGCCAATGCTTTATCAAGGGCAGATTCAGTTTGTTCTTTTTGATTTTCCATTAAGGCACGCTGTCCCCTTTCAAGCTCCAATGTATCTTGAAAATCCTTAGCAGCACTATCAGATGCAGCTTTGTAATCTTTCAAGACAGATAATGCGCTATCCGCTATATGCTGTGTTTTCTCTCTCGCGGCCACTTCCAGTTTACTTTGGTGACACCCCTTAAACAAGGCTATCACCAAAATCAATATACCAGCAATAAGTGCTGTCGCTACCCAAGGGTTTATTTTCAAGGTCATTTTATTGATTTAAACAGAAAGGCCGCTATCTCTAAAGTGGCTCATCAGACTACCATTAAGGTAAACCTGCACTTTAAAAATAGCGGCGCTTCAAATTAATAAGTTTTGTCCGATGAGCATTTCAAATGTAAATCATTCTTCCGATTCCTCCGATTTTTTCTTCAGCATTTTTATTTCTATCTCCTGGCGCTGACATTCATACCACGTCCTCATGGCTAGACGAACAAATTTAAGCAACATAAAAGCGCCCCCGAACACTACCAATAAATCAGCTTTCCAAGTGCCAATATTTAATAATATAGCCCCTATATAAGATGATAATCCTACCCATGTGAAAATAGCTACTATCAGTTTTGTTTCCATTCGCTTTGGAGCTGTTTTACGCTGTAATATACCACTATAGTCAACGCGAGGAGGTAAAGTGTGGTTACTATATGCGCCTCGTTCTGCCCCGTCTTTTGGAAGAAACCCATTATTTGAAAACATAATCTAATTATTGAATAAATAACGATCGGGGTAATTAGTTTTCTATATTTTGGTACTAAATAATGTAACGTTAACAAATATAAACAATCGCTACTTTTCTGCCAAGTATAATAGACCATACCCCATATAGGATTGGTAAAATCGGCTTTGGTATGGAAAAGCAAAAGGCCAGTAAGATACCAGCCTAAAGCAAATTTGAAAGTGTTATGGTAAAACCGGTGGCTCAGATGGCGAATTACCGCCCTCCCCGTCATCAGCAGATTGGATAGTAGGCGTTTCCCCGATTGCATCTTCTAGTTTTTTAATTAGCTCCCCCAATTTATTAAAAGCATGTTTCGCTTCTTCTAAAATTCCCAAAGCGGTTTGTTTTTGTGACATTTATTATTGTTTTTTAGTGACGACTAAATCATCCTCAGCCATCTTGTTTGCAAATCTGGATGCAAATTTATCGGAAGTTAACACCCCGATATTTTTCAAGAACATGAATGCTCTATCGAATAAAATACCCTCTCCTATAACTAAGGCTATCATCCATTTCATTTCAATATATTCATACTCCATTCTTATCAATAATGGGATAGCAAGCAAGTTTGCTATTAGTCTAAACAAATTTGAAGCAAGTAGAAATTTTGTACTCCATTTCTTTGGAGTATTATCACTAGATATATCTCTATTACTAGCTTCAGCGAATAGTGAAGCCGTTGCTGCAAAATATGCTATAACCAAATATGCCAAGAAAGCGCCCAGCGATCCATTGCCAAGAATTACATTCCAGAAGTCCGGATATTTATTCATTTCAATCATTTTTTAATTTTAAAAAACGCCCCAACTTGATGTTGATATTGCCAATATTTCTTTTACTTCATATTGAGTTGTTAGCGTAAACGAGGTATTCCCATCTATCGTATCACTTCCAGCTCGTTGTATTGTTACTGTATTCCCGCTGTTATCCATCCGTTTAAATTTATAGTTTATCCCAACAGTCCCTCCGTACGAGGCTGATGCTGCCGGAAGCGTTACTGTTACATTACCACTAGTTGCATCTATGAGATAAATATAATTATCTGTATTTGCAGTAACATTTGAAGTGATCGTTGTGCTTTTATAGAAATTTGAGCCGCCCGATTGAAACCTGGTAACATATGCACTATTGCCCGTACTATACATAGGCAACGTAGTTGGGATTGAAATGGCTAGGCCAATATTATTATTAGTGTCTATATAAATGCCGGCTCCCTTTGTATATACGGTTGGGGTTGGAGTATACCCGAATTGATAATTATGTGGATCAACTGCTACAACACTAGCAGTATATGGGAATCCTCTATCTTTCTGAGCCAGAATAAATGTATTTGCGTTTACTCTGAAATTAAATATAGTATCCAGCGTAAGGCTAAGATTATTTCCGGTTACGGTTCTATTCCCCGCCAATGCTCCATCCCCACTATATAAGGTAGTACCGCCCGCCGCTCCAGTTGGCCAGCTTGTCATTCTTTTGATATAACCGCTACTGTTTTGAACCACCGGCTTAAATGTGGTCGTGTCAGTTGTTGTTTGTAACCCGGGGGCAACCAACGATGTATCCGATATAGCAAACTTATCTATAGAATTTATATAAGCGTGAAAAGACGAATTTGAAGGAGAGTGCAGCTCAAACTGCATGCTTGTTCCATCGAACGCATCTCCTATGCCGGCATAGACACCGGCATTATTGAATAGAAATAATTTACATTTAGTTGGGTCGCCGAAAGTATTGGAGACAGATCCACCCATATCTATTACAGATGGGGTTGCTGTGCTGTAACCGCCAGCGATAGCCCTAAGTGTCAACTTACCTTCTCCGCTTGCTGTTTCACTTATTTGCATCTTTTCATTAACTGTGGCGCTGATCCCGGCAATATAAAATGAATGCACTCCTCCGGCGAGTACATGATACTCTTGCCGCCCGCTACTAACGCCTATACCAGAAATCAGGGTGGAGTCGCCAAAGCCACCATCGAATGTAATTAATTTACAATTCCAAGGGTTCCCGGCTGATGCACCCACGCTCCCTCCTGTATTTAGGGCTATCGGCCTAGATACGGTGCCATTCACAGTTCGTCCCAAAAACAAAGAAGATAATGTGTTTAACGCATATATACTATCCCCAGTTTGATAAAAAGGAGCCTGATTAAAATATTCAGGTTGTGTTACTTTTAAATACCCAATCTCGTTCAATGCATTTCTCCAAAAAGAAGCGATAATCGCTCTCGCTGCATCATTTTCATGAACTCCATCACCAATGTTATAAGCTGGTAATAAATTACCCTGGCCGTCATTCAAGGCGATCGTATGATTTGTTATTCTGTAATCAGCCCCAACTATTCTATTTGGTAAAGCCCCCATTATAGCCGCGTTCATATCAAGCCATTTCTGATAGGCAATTAACCCATTCGTAGACCCATACAAATCTATTAGCCGCTGTTTACACGGAGTCATCGTGGAAAGTAAAATCCTAGCCCCTTGTTTCTTTTGAGAAACTACAGTGTCAACTAGCCTCTGATAACGCCCTAGTGCAATCGCCGCCGCTTCTGTCGGATCTAAATCATTCAACCCGACCTCTATAACAATCCAATCATAGGTTGCCTTATTAGCATCCGCTTGCCATGCTAATCGCTGCTGATCTATTGTATTGCCCGGAACAGCATCGCTGGTTATCGTAGTACCCGCTACGCTATCAGCAGTTGTCATTAAATAATAATAAATTCCGTGGTAGCCAATATAATCGGCAATAGTACTATTCCCCAATATGCAACCATTACTTGAAATAATCCTTGTTGCTAGAACGGAAGTATCAGCAGAAAATGTAATCCCATTAGAATTAGATGTGCTATCTATTCTTGTTCCAAATTTAACAAATGCAGTTTTTATATTACCAGTAGGAGTAGCTGCAAATCTATACCCGCTTCCAATATTATTTATTGCAAAACTACCTCCTCCACCACCTCCGGCCCAACCTATCATTTTAACAATATTACCAGAAGCATCAATAGCTATAGGTTTATATGTGGTAGTATCTACCTGCGCCGTTAATGCAGGATACCCATCCCATGTCCATTGTCCCGTATGGCTTAATAATGCTTTTCTTGCTAAAACCGTATTATTGACAAGATGAAATTCTAATTCAGAAGAATATGCGCCTGGTAGAGCATTAGATAAAAAATGTTTTATTTTCCCAGTAATGGTGTTAGCGGTTCCGTCAGAAAGACCTGTACGCAATGCTATGGTATAGCCAGCGCCCGATGTAATGCCTGTCCCGGTTGGCAATAAACTTAAATCCAACATTAAATTGTCGGTTGAATTGCCCTGCTGTGTCAATGTAAATCTGCCACCAATCCCGTTTAGACCGCCATTGCTTACAATACCATACCCGCCGTTTGATGTGGCTGACACTCCAATTGCATTTGTCCCGGTAACGCCTACAACTCCGTTACCCAAAGTAGAAAATGCGTTAACAGCGGCACCAGATGCTGAGGTTGCCTTAACAGCATTACTAATGCCAGTTGACAACACATCTAGACTTGCAAAAGCACTAGGGTTATTTAAACCAATACCGACAGTGCCCGTTCCTGTAAATACTGTATTAAACCCGTTCAATGGGATTTCCGTATTGTGTAGTAAAGAGCCTGGATTACCTACAGCACTAATGGTTTGCCCAACCTGTATATTACCAGATGCATACGTTAATCCATTATTAGCTGTAGTTGCTGGCCCCGTACTATCTAATATAGCTCTTTGGACACTATTTATTGTGTAATAAATGCTATCAACACCTGGCGTTCTGAATATAGTATCTACGGACACGCCAGTAGGCCCAGTTCCAGATGAATAAGCCGTAGCCTGTCCTTTTGCATTATACGTAATCGAGCAATTAGTACAACTTCCCGTTGCCACTAAATCCGCCAAATCAATTAATCCAGCCCCATTATCCGAAAATGCACTAGTAAATGAAGCAGCCCCCTTAGTGCCCGTGGTATTGGCATTATTAATACCTATAGCTCCTGTAGTCTGATTAAATGTTATTGGCGAAGTGCCGGTTAAAAGACCACGAACTTTCAAATAAAAATTAGGTATCATTCCGGTATCTGTAGTGGCTAATGTTCCATTCCCTCTTATATATTGCAACGTAGTACCAGCCCCCGACACGTTTATAGTTCCATTGCTTGTCAATGGTGATCCGGAAACCGAAAATGCAGATGGCATCGATAACCCTACACTGGTCAATCCACTTCCGGTAGCGCCTTGCGATCGACCTAATATTTGAAATGTATATGGGCTACCCTTGACAGTATACCCTACCGTTGAATCATTAACCCGATACATAGTATCTACCAGTCTACTTGATTGAGCCAGCCACTTACCAGTAGTATCACTTATGTTTAATTTCAGATTTATTCTATTACTTATTGAAGTAGAATCAAATCCAGGAATTAACTTTAGCCACCTGCCGCCAGTCCACAATGACAACAGACTATCCACTCCCGCATCTTGGTAAAATTCAACGGTGCCAGGGAAGCGCGGCGTAAAATTTGGCTGCCTATTGGTAAATATCTTTCCGGAGTCGGACTGATCCCAGCCATGCCTAAACCATCCGGTACTAAATTGCGTTGGCACTCCTGATGGATTACTTTGAGCTACAACGTTATAGCTCAAAAACAAAAAAAATATTATGATTAAATTCTTCATCGTGTCTTATTAAATAGCAACAAACTGATAGCCGCTGATTATCCATAGGTCATTGTTGTGAAACTTAGATCCATTCGCCAATGATATAGTGGCGCTATTATTGGTATAAATTGGATTATAGGACGTCTGCAAGGGATCACTCACTGGCACCTCCACCCCATCCAATGTAACCTCCAACGAAGCCAAGATATATGTCAATGGCAATACAACTGAACTTTCCCCATCATTTGGCAATGTCACATTAACCCCATTCACCACTTGGGGAGAAGGAGTAACCCCTACCCTAAATTGCAAATAAACAGGCTGCAATGTGGACTGTGCGCCATTTGCTGGATTTATGATTATCCCTGGCATATAATTAGCTAATATTAATTTTGCAAATCTTATATATTTCCCGCATAATTGGTATAGATAATTGCCGGTAGCCACCAATGTCTCATCATCAGGATTTTGATTAAACTTCCATTCTACCAAGCGAGTAGTCATGCTCAATCTCATTGGCAAGTCCGAATTAAAACTACCGCCATTTAAAACATTCTGATTCGCAAAATCAATAGCCGCCAAATACGAGCATATATTCCCATACTTAGTATACAAGTCTACATCAATTGGTAATGCCATAGTTTAAAAATAAAAAGCCCTATTTATGTAAAAATTGTATATCCTATTTAGACATTGTTGCGCAGCTCCCTGATCTCCATAACTACTACATCTTTGAGCATTCAGTATATCACTATTCACTAGTGCCAAATTATACAAAAAATTAGTATCCTTTGTTATAGCCTGATCCGATGAAATTTGCTGTACTAGATTATACGCAAAATCATTAGAATTGCCATCAAAGGTTATGATTTGAGCTTTCGTATACACACTTCCAGGTATAGGAGAAGACGAAGCCCACGCCACGACACCATTAAGACTGAAATCCCAATTCAGCAGGCCATTAATTGTTATTGTAGATCCGAGTGAAAGCGGCCAATCTATTGAAGACCCTCCCAGTAGCGACCCGTCAGCCTCATATAAAAATATTGTACGGCCCGTCAACGCCGGGTCACTTCCTGTGCTTGTATCAGTAAGTGTGAAATTATGAGGGTTTAGCCCCTGACTAACGCTATAATCAGCATTAAACGCCATACAAATCAGTTAATTGTTATATAAAAATACTGTTTTATTTACTCACTTTAAGCATCACTTTTCGCGCAGCTTGTGGCGGCTCCTGTGATTGCTGCGGCTGATCCCATACGCTTTTAAACGCAGGGGTTGTCTCTACTATTTTTTTAACTTGGGGGTTACTCGCCAAAACATTTCTCAATGAAGAAACCACGCGCCCATACACAGGATTTCTAGCCATATCCAATGGATTATCATGCGATACAGGAATACCATAGAAAGAAGTGGTATGTTCTCCGGCCTGCGGCCTTAATTTGCCGTAACCATTATACGCCTGAAACATATAATCTTTCCCTTTATTTGCGAAACCAAGACTTTTAGCGTATTTAAATTTATCAGCCATAGCCTTTACCATAGCATTAGCCTCCATATTCATATTTGCCTCATCTAGATTATCAAAATTATCTTCAACCCCCTTATCTGGAAAATAATCTTTGTTTTCTCCCAAGCCGGTTCCGGCAGCCCCAAATCCGGTTTCTTGGTAAGGAATCGCTAGGGCATCGTAAGGATCAATCCCCTTTGCTTTTGCATGGGCTACTATTGCCTTTATTATGTTAGGGTGTACCCTCATTGTCTTTGTTCCCATTCTGTCCTTCCCAAAAGGTTGTCCCGTCGCCGGATTTACGGATCTGTTATCTGTCAGGAGTATTCGCCCATCTGTGTTATCGGTTGGCATATAAAGTGGAGTATCTTCATGCCCAGGGATTACAACCTTTTTAGGTTCCGGGCCCCCTCCCTTATCTCCATTTACTTTAAGCATTACCTTTGCCATATATTAATGTTTTTTAACTTTTATCATTACTTTTTTCTGCTGAGGATAAATAACCATTCCCTTATCATCCACTTGCACATTTGGGGTATTATAAGGAGTGCCCATAGGACTAATTGAGTTATTTACATTAGCCCCAATTTTATAGCCATTATTAGCAAACCAAGTCCCCTCTTTCTCTGGCAATTGTATCCCCGTATTAGTTTCTCTAGCATAATCTTCGGCATTATCCCCTAAATACTTCAATTGCCCATTTATCCTAACTATTGTCGGGAACACATACCCTTTCCCGTCATCTCCCATAAGATGGGTAGACCTATCTGGCTCTCCTGGAACTTGAATAGATGGAGCATTTTTCTCATATAGCCTTTTCACCCAATCCAAATGCTTATTAGAATTTAACACACTATCTACATATGCTGCCTTATTCGTAAGAAAAAGCGGCTTAGGCTTAGGTTGGTCATTAATAATAATTTTTGCCATGCCCTAACGTATTTTATGTGTACTATGTAATGTTCTATGAGTTTTTTTATGACCTCCAAAAGAACCTGTTGCGCCAGCGCCACCGCCAGAACCGCCTTTCTTATCTCCTATAACCCCTGTCTCTTTTAATATTTGTGGCTGGAATCTTCTCTTCACATCTTCTTCTAACTTCTTCGCCTCATACGGATTATTAAATGCGCCAATAGTGTGTGCTACGGTTTCAACCACAGGTATTTGCTCTGTAAGAGCGCCTACGCTTGCCAATCCAGCCTTTTCAATAGCCTCAGGAGTAGATGCATGTTTGTTTTCCCTGTAATTATCATACACCCTTCTAGCGGTTGCCGCAAATTGAATTATCTCTAAAGGCAACGCATGTTGAACCGGCTTTGGAATCATCTTGCCCCCCACCGACATCTCATCAGAAGATAAGTCACCCTGATCTCGCTGTTTGTTCGGATTGAATTTGCTATATAGGCCGCCAAATTGAGAATAGCCATACCAGCCTATTAGCCACAATGCAGTGCCCAGAGTCCCTTGCTTCAGTTGACGCATTACTGAATCCGCTTCCTCGGGCGCGAGGCTCTCAATGCCCTTCCGATACGCATTTATTACGTCCACGCTCCCCTTTATCAAGCCGAATGGCGACGTACTTACCATTCTACGTGCAATATTGGTAGGAACGGTACTCACAGGTATCATGAAATCTGCCAAAAACTTGCCTGTTGAGCCTAAATTACCAGCCTCATCCATACTATGCTTCCACTCTCCGAATTTTTTAGAAAGCCAATTTTGCTCTTGGAATATTTCATATTGCGCCCGCTTATATGCCGCCGTTTCTATGGACTGAATCACCAAATCATCATTAATATCCAAACCATTTTTCTCCGCCCATACCAATGCATTCTTTAATGAAGCCTCATAAACACCCCTCTTCAGTGGATCTTTAATTACTTGGTGTAAATCCGTAGGCAGGTACAGACCGGGGATATGTTCATAAGTGCCTGGAGAGAATTTTTTACTCAGAGGCGACTCGCCGCTTTTCAAGATTTCCCAAGAATTTTTCACAAATTTCTTCGGGTTGAGAAATTCTTTATAGAATTTAGCCTCCGCTCCGGCATTAACAAATCCTTCTATTGGTGCCTTCTCGGCTATCCCTTTAAAGGCATGACCGTATATAGCACCTATCATTTGCTCTGGGATACGCTTTGCTGCGCCTCCAACAGTAGCAGCCGCAGCTAATTTCCCCAATACATTGTATCCGCTCAGTACGGATAGTCTAACCATCCTCCCCACCCACATTAATCCTTTTTGATACATGCTCTTTTGTGATTCAAAAGCCCTTCTTTTCTCTATTCTTATTTTGTAATTAGCGTTTATTATTCGTTGCTTTTCTTTTAATATCTCTTCACTAAACGGCGTTTTATTTTTTTCAGCAGGTAGTAAGTATTTTTTATTCTTATACCTACTCTCCAGCCCTCTTCTTCTTTGTTGAAGTTTTTTTACTTCTTTTTGCGCATCTGTCATCAATATATCCTTTGCCACAACTATAGCTTCTTTATTTCTCTCCCGGATCTCATTAAGCCGATCTCTTAAATCTTGCAATTTTTTATTTTTCTCTTGCTTTTTCTGTGGTGTATCTTCTTCCATTTTGGTGGCTTCTGAAATTTTAGTCCACAGGTTCGCCTCAGTTCTAAAATCACGCAATCTCTGAGCAATTGGAGAAATAACACCTTCTTGTTCCTTATATTTACCTGCAAGCAAGTTTACAATATCTGCCTTTGTTATGCCATCCAGTTCATCCTTCAGAACATCATGCAATCTATTAATTACTTCTTCTGTTTTTTGTATCCCTTCTTCAGCATAACTTTTTATTAATTTGAATATTTCTGGGGTTATGGAAATAAGTTCCTTGGCGAACGGTAACGGAACCGCCGTCAATCCGCTTTCTCCCGTTCTTCCTTTCTTAAGTTTATCGAGAATGTCTTTCTTTATTTGACTTCTTTCAGCCTTAAACTCCGTAGATGTCTTCTTTGTGTTCTTAGGCGCTCCTTGTTTCTTAATAGTATCGTCTACAGCTTTCTTTTTTTCTTCCGCCTGAAGCTTGGCCAATCTATTTAAAGCTTCATCCCTTTCTTTTAAGGCTCGATTCAATCTGTCTTGTACATCTTTTGGCAACTTACCCCCATATGCATCTTTTATAGTAGCTAAGTCCCTACTCGGATTAAACCCATTATCTGTTACTATTTGACGTATGTTACCTACATCAGACCACGCCTTGCCGCTAATAATATTAGCTTGCGTTGCTGCATCTATTTCATCAGATAACTGCTGCAATTGCCCGTTTAATTCAGCCTTCTCTGTATCTGTGGTAGCATTTGCTAATCTTTCACGCAGGTTAGCATCATGTTGTGCCAATTGATGCATGTAGTACAGCATAGCTTTTGCCTCATCCGGCTGCATCCCCTCTTTCGTGTCCAAAATCCGGTTAACAACATTTATCGGGTTAATCACATTGTTATCCACTAAACTCTTACCTTCCAATACTACCTGCTGATCCGTACCCAGCTTGCCCACTTCAACCGATGGCAACTTTCTTTCAAATCTAGTTGCCTTGGATATTACGTTTTTTATCCCCGTTTTCTTATCTCCAGGCTCCTCTATGAATGGCAATTCATACACCTCATCAATTTTCAAATCAGCTACCCCTTCTTTACCCGTATCTTTACCTTCTTCTTCTGGGTGTGTTCCGGCAGGGACTTCCCCTTGCTGGCCTGGTTCCACTCCTCCACGTTCACCCCCTTTCGCTCCAGCTCCTTCTTGTGAATGTTGAAGTAAGCCGCTTGCGCTAGGCTCTTGTATGGCATGTGTTAATTCTTTATTTTTTAAGAATATTTCAGTTGTTTCATCAGTCCATTTACCGTCTGTTTTAGATAGGGCATCCAGTGCTCTCATTACCTTACTATGACTCACCACATGAGTATCTTCCGGCAATGACTTTACATACTCGTACGCCTTCTCCATTCTAGCCTTGAAGCTTTCAGGAGATTCAGCGCCATCCGGCATGTATTTACCTTCAAACCATTCCTTCTCTTTGAATGTGCCTTCTGGCTTGCCCTCATCGCTTCCTATGTTAGCCGTATTCAGTAATTCATTCCGCTCAATAGGTACTTCTTTACCGGTTATTCTTTTTGCTTCTTTAGCTGCTTCTTCAGCAGTTTGAAGCCCACGCTCTACTTCACTAGTTATTATTTTACTCTTGTTGTTATCCGCTATGTATTGGCCTAATTGTTTAGCCTCTTTCATCCCATCTTCAGTTAATGGAGATGGCCCTATCCCGTTTTCTTTACCGGCAGCGGTTTTTGCATCCTCCCCATGTTCACTAACCTCCACATGGCCTACCTGCTCTGCACTAACCTTGCCTGCGCCTGCTTCCCCCGGCATAATAACCGAAACGTTCTTTGTAGATTTTACTTCTTTTGGCTGCTCTCTTGGGGCAATAGTTCTTACTTCAGGACGTTGTATTTCTCCTGGCTGGATAACTGATATTTTTGATTCTGCAACTTCAGGCGCAGGGAACAACTCCTTAGCATAATCCACTACTGTTTCACCGTAATTATCCTTAACCGCTTGTTCGTCTAATGGATTAGCTAATGGCTTCCAATTTTCATCTCTATTTTGCGCTTGTTGGGCTATTGTCTGCCAGAATTTTATTGGATCTTTTTTAACTTCGGGGGCATATGTATCTGGCAGAATACCTTCGTCAACAAGCTCATGAGCAAAATCAATAGCCTCCTTCTCTTTATCTTTACTTAATCCAGATACGGGTTTTTCTTGCTTAACTGTTTCTTTGGATAACGCTAAATTTTCATCAACTAATTTATCAATCTGTTCTTTTATTGGCCCTTGCAATGACTTATGCATTTGCTCCTTTTGTTGCTCCAATTCATTGATCTTATCAATATTGTCCTGAATCTTAAATCTGGCTTCTTCGGTTACATTAGGCGGTATTTGCGCATCCTTGGCCTTATAGTCATTTATCTCAGTCAATGCTTGATTAGCCGCATCTTGTGTTATTTCTCCTGATGTAACTTTCTCTTGTAATGTTGAATTTATTGCTTCTTCTGGAACACTTTTAGTAAGTCCATTAAGAATAGTCTTATAATTTATTTTACTAAGACCACGGCCAAGCTTCAACGCAGCCCCAATCCCACCAGCCATGATAGCATTTCCATAAAAGGCATCAGCAGCACCGGCATCCCAATCTCTTTTGATACCCGCAGCTTGAGCTAATTTATTCTTCGCTATTTCTCCAGCAGCACCTAAGCCGCCCTGAGCCGCTGCATCAAGCGCAATTTTACCAAATTCGACTCCGTTATTTTTAAGAAACTGCCCAACTGCTTTTTGATACCCCAAGTTGAATGTTGTTCCATTGATGGGTATTTCTGCAATCTTAGCTCCAATTAACCCCTGAGCAGCACCTACTACAGTCCCTATTTCTTGGGCATTCTCGGCTTGGTTCCTGGCTTCATTCAAAGCCTCAAATTCCGGCCTTCCCTGATCCCGCAGTTCATTATATACCTGCTTGAAGGTGGCTCTATACTGAGCCCTCCTGTTTTCGTATGCCAAAAGTGAAGCAGCGGCTGCTGTTCCCAACTCCGGGTTACCAATAAATGTGCCCCCAACAGTTCCAGCAACTCCGGCCACTATTGGCGTTATTGGCATTTCAGCAATAGTATTTAGCGCCTCATTTAATTTCCCCCTTGGTACTTTTATGGGCTGATCCACATCAGGGTTATTCCGCTCATTCTCTAACTCCATGACGACAGCAGCATCGTTAGATGTATTTTTTAGGAAATCATGTTCCTCGTCAGCTTTGAATTTATTCTTAACCCCTTCTATAATAGAACCGATCATTCCCATAGGCTGAACTACAGTCTTAGTCTCTGGATCGTATACGTAGGTGCCTTTCTTTATACCTTTTGCGACTTCATTAATTTTCTCTATTCTCTTATGGGCATTTGGGTCTGGATCATTGGCTAGCTCATTGAATTTATCTACTTGATATGCACTTTCGGCCACCTCCTTGTCATTCAGATCCTTTATGAATTTTCTTGACAGCTTAGGAGTAAGTATTGTACCTGTTTTGAAATCAGTTAATTCATCGCTTGTCACAGGAAGATTATACAATCTTTCTTTTTCTCTTTGCAGAGCCTTTTGTTCATCTTGTGGAGAAAGAATTATTCCTTTTTGTTTATAATCATTCCTAAGTGATTCTACAGTATAATTATCCCTTCTGCTTTCTCTCAATTTCTTTTCATACTGAGCGTCGTTGCCAACTAAGGCTGTATTAACTTTTTCATGAGCTACTTTAGCCCTCCCTTGCTGTCTCTGTAGCTCATGTGTTTTTTCGTCTGGGATATATTTAACTTCACCCTGCGAGATGTTTATTTTTTCATTTGGCGCAGATGGCACAACTACCGATTCTCTTGGGATTGACCTAAAAGTAGGGTCTAATAATTTAAATGCTGGCTGTTCTTGTTTAGGTTGTTGGGCGGCGCGTAATTTAGTTTCTAACCCTAAAGGATCAGCCTTTGAATTTAACTGAGCCAACTTTTTATCTAGCCCTAATGGGTCTGGGTCACCTGGCCCACCTATTTGGTCATATGTCGCTGATTCTTCTGCCATTTATTTTATTATTCCTGCGTCAAGATATTGTTTTATTTTATCTTCAGAATACATCTTCCTTAATTGATCATGGGTATATATCTTCCCGTCTATGTTATATTTTTTAGTGCCCGACGGGGCCACTGGTAATTTTGCACTACCCTGTGATTGTATTTTTTGCTGATCTTCTTTTAATTGCTTTTTTGTACTTCCCCTGTAACCCATGTTGACTAATGCCTGCTCTCTTGTCATTGGCTGGCTATAATTTTCATGTAATGCAGGAGTCCCTGATTCAGTTTTAATCATATTGCCATCCTTATCATATTTTATAAATATTGGTATTAGATCCCCAGATTCGGTTACCCCAACCCTATCAGGAGTAACATCCCCTATGCTAAGTGACTTTAACAAGAATGGATCAGGTTTAATCATGTTGTAATATAGTTCAGATTTCCCTGTTCTTGGATTATACACATGATGCCTTTCGCCAGATTTCTTTGCATCTGACATTAGCTTATCCAAATAGGACTCATACCATACATTGTTTAACTCAGTATCATTAGGATCTATTTTTTTTCTATAGTCTATTAAATCCCTTGAATTGGCATGCCTTATTGCCTCCATAGCCTTCTCTCTACCAAATATATCTTCTCCTTTTTCATATTCAATACTCTTAATATCATGATCTAATATTGTTTTAGCCATGAACGCTTCCTTTGGAGAATCTATTTCATTCCCATAATATCTTTTGTAAATATTATTTAATTGCTGATACTGCACAGGGTCATGCTGTAATTCTTTGAACATTTTATTCGCCTCTACTCTCCAACTCTTATCAGTATCGTAAATATCAGATGCTTTTTGCCCAAAAATAATTTTATTTTGGTCACTATACTGATGCGTAACCGGAGTTTGGGTTTGAAAATTTCCTACATCTACCGTGTTGCCGCGTATTTTATCTGGCTTTATTTCCCCAACTACATATTTTGAAAATTCTTCCCTCTCTTTAGTGCCTATCGGTTTAGGAGGAACGACAATAGAATTAACATCCAAAGATTTTCTTTCTGGATGACCTATTGGTAAAGCATCGTGCTGTATATCATCAATTATATTAGGGTCATCAAATACATATGAAAAATCTTTATTGAATTTTAACTTACCAACTTCTTCTGCATTTTTCTGTGCGCCCTTACTCTCATTAGCTAATGCCAGTTGATCTTGGTAGCCATTCATGTACTTACTATAGGCGGCACCATTATCAAGTTTAGGATTAAGTATGGCGGCCTTGTTTTGAATATAATGCTCTTGCCAATCCTTATTCTTTTGCAACAAGGTTGGCACATCCTGAGAGCGCATTCCGGCACTAGTAATATTCTTGTTTAAATCCTTAAAATAATTCTCCAAGGCATCATTCTTTGCCTGCTCCCTAGCCATCTGGCGCTCATAGAACGCTAGATACGGTTTTTGGTCAAAGACTACAGCTCCTGCCTGATAGGGATTTATGTTATAATTAACCGCCATATTTAGCTAATGGTACTTTATATGTTGAAGCATGTGGATTACCATATTCATATTTACTATAATCAACCGGGGATGTTGTCTGATCACTAGACATTGACTTGCCCATCAAATATGATTGCCCGGCCCCATAAATATTTTGCAGCCCTGCATTAGTCAATTGGTTATTAGCCTGTGCTTTCATAGCTAATAAATTGTATTGTTTTTCATAAGGCATCATTTTATTTATATTAAATGCTTGCCTTTCTTCAGCACCCATCGCTTGTGATGCCGCTCCCAACTGTGAAAATTTCTGACTCTGATCTTGCTCGGCAGCAGACAACGCTTTTAATTGTGCATCATTTTGCCCCTGAATTAAACCAGAGATACCAGATAAAGCACTTCGCCTATCTTGTAATCCAGCAATACCCTGGGCCGTTCCCCTAGCAATATTTTGAGCCTGCATTTTATATAGATTGCTTTGCTGCGGAGATTGCTGGTATCGGCTTAATGCCTGATTATAATAATCGGAAATACTTTTAGCTGGAGTATAAGTAGGCGTTTGCAATCCTTCAAGTTGCTTTCTCGCCTTTCTCGCCCCAATTAATCCAACCCCAGTTTGGATTAATCCGCCTACAGCCTGCGCACCTGATAATATATCCATTGGCCCCATATGTATATAATTTATCTATTTGTAAATGGTGAATCTATAAAATATAGATTCACCGACGTTAAAGTTGATAAGCTATTAGGATTTGTAGCTCTGAATTTTATCACGATTAGATTTCCCTTAAGCACATCTCCTAAAATTCCACCTATTGAATTTAAATCCCCCCAAAATGGTGCAGAATACGTTGATTCTATATCTGCAAAATCTTCATTAACTAAATTGCTTTGCTGAGGAGTATTCCCATAGCTCATATAGTTTGTGTATATAGTCGGACACACCCAAATAGAATTAGCTATCTCTGTTATACTCATCCAGCTCTTTTTCTCAATCAACCCGGAATTAAACGATCTAGTTATAGTTGAGTCAAATGAGACTCCATAGAATCTATTCATTGCGCCAGCTCCATTCTGATCATGCGCATACATCTTACCATTCCTCCAACTATATAAAGTATTCTCTGCGCACGATATACATTCTGGAGGGAAGCTATAAATTGAAGTGAAACTGTTTCTTGTTTCATCGAAAGCCATTGTCTGACCAAGGACAGCAACCCCAGGAATCGTCCCAGGCTGTAATACACATAAATATTCACCTACATTATCTTTCCTAATGTTAAAAGTACCGGTTATCCTTGAAATGCCGCCATATATATACGTATAGTCTTTTAAATATTTTGAAATATTTTGAGTACTCCATGTCATTGTTTTATACGTCTCAGATAAATCGGTTATGCCATCCCTACTCAATCTACATTGCTTACCTTTTACAGGATCTGCAAAATAATATACAAACCCGCTTTGCACCACCGAATCAGGTTGATTCCCAACACCGAAATCTCCAGCATAATACTGAACATTATTTTCAGTTATTATGTCTGTAGATGTAATAAGCTGTTGATTACCGGATGTGTCAGTTATGAATTTCTTATACACACCAGTTTGGCCACATTTACGCTCTTGAAAGAAAGTAAGCACCTTATCCCAAAACATCATCCTTTTTATGGCCCCATATTCTCTAACTAATTCATCAGAATTTTGAGAATAAAACCTACATGTTTGATTTATATTTGTATCCCTTTGGAATGCCAAACTCCACCTATGCATTACTGGGTATGTTACCTGATTAGCATTTGGCTCATAATCAAAAGCTCTGCCATTAGAATTTACAGAACTTGAAAAATAATCTGAGAAATTAGGATCAATGCACCGTTGGGCAATAACATGATCTACCGTAAGTGTTAGATTTGTTGCCAAGAATGTACATTGCCGATCACTATTATTGTTTATACATTCAAACAACAAAAATATATGGTCATTATCCAAGGTAACTGTATCAGTTATACTTCCGTCTGGATTATTAAAAAGAGTAAGAGGGAAAGTATACGTACCGGCATTTGAAGCATCGAATACAGCAAGTGTAGATGAGTCCCCAAATCTATTTTGTACTCTAAGCCGCCAAGAGTCGCCAGCTCTAGCCGTTGGGAATGTAACAGAAAACGAGCCGCCTACTTTAAATGTTGTTATTAGGCTAGCTGACTGAAACCACCTATTATCTGTAGTTGGGTTAAACGCATTACCCACCCCAGCATACGCTACACTATGCGGTGTTACATTCGCATCTGTAAATGTGGAACTTATAAAATTCAATGGGACAAGAAATCTAAACCCATTCGCATTTGTAGTAGGAATATCCCATGTATAAACATTCCCGGTCTGAATTGATCTAAGCCTAACATAATCATCTCCTTTATAAAACTCAAATGTAGCTGGTTGGCTTAAATAAATTTGATCTTGAAGTTCACCCTGATGAACTCTACCAGATAGAGTTGGATTGAATATTGCGTATTTTTCACCATACTCATAATACACATTCAGGTTATTAGCTACAGCCTGAGCTGGGGTATACAATTCAATAAAATAATTATCAAACCCTGTTGACCCAAAATCAAATGCCCCATCCGTAGCCGGAAGGATTATTTTAATGAATTGCCCAGACTTGGTATCTCCATTAATAGTTGGGCCTATTATCGACCCTATTATCTCAAAGTCCTTAGTAGCCCCATACAAGTTTGCAGTTGTTCCGTCCGGATTATCTCTCTTAAAAAATCTTATCCTATCCCCGGTAGTAAATGAATACCCCAATGGGCTTCCTGGATTATTTATACCAAACTGCCTCAGCGATTCAATACTTATATACGCATATTTAATAAGCCCTGAAACGGTAGTAATATCTTTAAATGTTCTATCTGAAATCCATTGCACAAATCCAGACTTACTTAAATTCTTTGTTCTTACCCATTGATAATAATAAGACCAGTCAGGTGGCTGATGATAAATACTGGCATTGAACTTAGTTATATCCCCAGTAGGACTACTCTCTGTATATGAATTAGATTGAACAGAAAACCCACTTGTATACACAACCCCATTCGTCCTACCCTTCGCATCGAAATAAACCAACCCAAACGCATACTTACTATTCCAATCGTATGCATTAAATGAAGTGTTTAGTGCCGAATTAACACTATATGCGCTATTTGTAATAATTGACCTTAATAGACCCACCCCCAATTTGAATATATACAGATCATTAGCAGATGAACTTATAATTGTAAACCCATCCGCTATTGCATTTACTCTTAACCCTTCAATTACTGCCGCCGAATCGTCTCCTGACAAAACAGTATATGATATATTTGACGCATCATCAAAATAAATGGTATACACATCTCCTATTATCATTATTCCCCTAACAGCAATATGAATATTATTTGATGTAATCCCATTTATGTTTGAGGCTAGAAGACCGTAATAAATCCCATAATAATACGGAACCGAGCTATTAGATATTGAACTAATATTAGTCCCATCACCGAAGTTTGTCAAATTAGCATAACCTTCAGTTATATTACCATAATCCAAAACATTTCCATTCAGAACTATTTGTGCCCCAGCTTTTATTGGAACCAGATCAAACAATTGAACACTCTCTTTTATATCAATATCAGTATAGGCTCTATCATTATAAAAAAGGAATGTAGATATATCGTTATCAAGAATGCCCTCAACGGACTTGTCCAACGAAGCGACCAAATACCAATCGCTCATTGTAACTCCCAATGAATTAGACACTAATATTTCTATTTTCTTTACATTAGACGGCCCGGTTTTATACACAACAGCTATCCTGCAATTCTTAGTCGGATCTGTGTCTATGGATTGATCGAACGCGTTCAATGGCAACGGCATTTCGCTTTGCGAACTTGTCACCGATTTATCTTGGTCATCAAAAACCCATCTTATTTTAAATCTGAATAATTTCTTCCTAACATTATTTATAGTATTTGCGGGATCATTTTCATAAGCAACATAAGGGGGCGTATCTGATGGTTGTTTTGCAACATCCAAATACTGCGGGATTATAGTACCATACCCACCAGTAAGTGCTCTGTCAATATTTATTTTCTTAGGGACTCCGAAACTATTTAGATAATATAAAATGTCTCCCTGTACAGCATCCCCGTAAATAACATTCGCATGAATAATAGGATTTGCTGCCGTAAAATCCAATGCCCCAACAGAAGCATTAATCCCCTCCTCCACTATTCTATAGAATACTTGAGCAACCGTATCGAACATATATATCGCCTTCTTGTTATCTGGGCGATAATTAAAAAAGAATATTCGTTTTTTTACAGAATCATAGAATCTACCAATTGTTAAATTAGCTCCATCATTTATCAGAAATGGATTTACTAATTCGCGAGTGCCAGGAGTATTTTCTGCTCTTAAATTAGGCAAGGTTCCCTTGAATACTATATTCAATGCATCCTTATGATGAACAGAAGGGATTACCTCATCTGGATCATCGTAATTTAAAACACCAGCGAATGGGAATGCCTGAACCATTAAAATTATATTTTAACCGTTAATCGAGTATTTGTTTGTGCCCACTCATACGCCTCTTGCAAATTGAATGGGCGATACCTAGCCCATGCCAATCTACGTTGGTTATAAAAATCATGCTTCCTGTCTCTTTTATCCCCAAGATTGCCACGCCTGCTTGAAGGAATCGACCTTATATCCATCCAAGCCAATCCAGCCTTAAATGCTTCCTTGAATTGAATGGGCACATAATATTGTTGATCTTGCTGTGGCGTAGCTACATATTCTAACATTATGTAATCGTAAGAGAATGTCTCACCCAACAAAATAACCCCAGCAGTCTTATCTATTTTAAAACTTCCAACAAATGGAGCGCCGCTAGGCATCCCATATAATGTAGTAAAGCTATTTCCTGTCCAGAAGTTATACCATATTGGCGTATTGAATAGAAAAAAATTGAATAGGGTATTGTCTTGTGTTTTCTGCAATCTGTCAGGACTAAAGGCAGCGTAACTAGTTAACTTGTCATTGTATATTAATGGGATTATTTCTCCAACATCATTCAACACCCCAACTTTTGAGTACATCAAACAATCGGATGGCAACGTAACTGTGAAGTTTGGGTTAACTGGCAGTTTAACCGATTTTATTTGATAGAAAAAATCCAACCCCATCTCTGTCATCAAGTCAAACGAACATTGCCACAGTTTAAAAAACTTGTGATTAGATTGCTCTGATTCACTTATATATGAATTTATGCAATCATCAATAGGTATCCACGATTGATGTTGACTCATGTTAATTTAATTTAGCTATCAGCCATGACTGTTCTACTAAAAAATGCTTCTCCCCATTTATGACAAATTCATCCCCACACCCTTTCACCCTAAACACTACATCCCCTGGCTTAAATTGCATGGGCGTTTTATTTGTGCCATTGCCAACCGCAATCACTTCCATCTTATTACTGACTTCCCTGTGTGCTTCTGAAACATATATTCCTCCGGCAGATAATTCATCTGATGGGAATGGCTTTACAAGCACTTTATTTTTTATAGGTCGCATTATAGTTGTTTTAAATTATTATCCGTCCCGTCATTATAAACATCAGCCGGGACGGATCTTTCTGCCATAAGTTTTTGTATAATATAATCTCTACAAACAGGGAGATAATCAGGTGGCACATTCAAATCAGAATTTAAATTACTTACATCCCCTCCGCTTATCATCTTAACTGTAGCCGTATATTGGCTTAATATCAATGGCGTTTTAGCCCTCACCAGCTTGCCTTCAGGCAAATACATTATCTTATTTACAATAGGCGGCATGCTATCAAAATATCCCCATTGATTCATGCTCAATGGGATTGCCGGTAGTGATGTAAATCCATCTGCTTTAAATCTCAATTCAGCTATCCCCATATTTGCACTTACGCCTACCGGTATTTCTGGCAACGTAAATACCCAGCATAAATTATCCGTAGGGTCTTGCGTTATTGTTAAACCGGAAAAAGTAGTATAAAACCCATTATTAATATACCCTACACCATCAATCTGGATGGCACTTTTATAGGCCGCTTGTGCGGCGACTGCGATCCCCTCCGCGCAATATAAGTTCACTAAATTGTAAGTTATTTCACTGTCATCTGTTGGTTTCTGACCATAGACCTGCATTAATATTGACTCTATAAATGCCCCCCTTGTCATATCATATGGAATTTAATATATTTTCTAGTTAGGAATACTGTAGCGTTTTTATATATCCAATCTCTGAATAAAACACAATTATTTCTTCCCCCATATAACAGAACCCCTATAGAAGATTTCGCATGTTTTATATCAGTTATTTTTGTAAACCTCAACCCAATTTCTCTATTTAACACACGTTGCACTTCTATCAAAAACCTCTTAGCGCTAGTTATAGTAAAAGTCATATTGCTTTTTATTCTTTTATTAAATGAAAAGCTACCATCTCCATCAAAATATCCTCTCACGAAGGGAGCATAATATTTTTCATTCAATCCAATAGGGAATTGCAATGTATGCGTCTTTGCTTTACCACACCCCAGTATAGACAACTGTTGGCTTAAGTGCTTATTGCCTATAGAAACACTACAATAATTCCCCTTAATTCTTATTGGGCGATTAGACTCAATGCAATCTAAAAACAGTTCCAAGATAGACTTATCCCTTATATTAAGGGTTATTGATATTTCATTTTTCTTTGTATTATTATACCCATCAGCAAATAAAAACCCCAAATAATACGCCTTATCCTCACAATCTATTTCATCAAAATAATTCTCGTTGATACTGTATTTTCTACATGAAATAGTTGTTTCTATAGCTGTAAGCCCATTCTTATTTAGCAGCTTTTTAATGCTACTTATATGCCTATTATATTTTATAGCTAATTTATTAAATGTATATTCCCCCGTTTTAAACAGATTTATTATTTCATTTTTATGCTCCTCGGATATATGCGAATATTTAGGCTCAACTCCTCTTTTGTGTAATGGACATTTAGTTGATTGCCAATAAGGTATTTTGCTTTTCATTATTGTCCTTGATTTTTTATTGACATGCTATACTGTTCAACATCCCTGAGCTGAAGATTAACGCCAACTTGCTGAAGTGCCCGAACAACTATTTCTAATTGGTCAAGCTCTTGCCATTCAGGTTGCACGCTCCCAACTGACGTATAAACTGGCCTTCCGTAAATATCTGGAACAAAATTCCAAACCATTGTAGTGGGGGTACGTATATAGGACAAGCTGGCCGACCCTAGATTTTCCGGATAAAACTTAAACCCACCTCCATCTATTAAATAAAATGGATTTGTTGCCATCGGGTCTATGAAGCTATTAATATGGCTATCCTCCCTATCTTGCTGTATAAACTTTACCCTTCTTTTATAAGCCCCGTAATTCATTGCATCCGAACTAAGATAGTCCGAAGGATAAGAAGCGCGACCGCTCCCATCTATTGTCACCGTAACTCGAGGTGGTATAAATGGACTAAGCCGCTGTCTTATATCCTGATTTTGGCTATAATCGACAGCGGCAAATGGTCTTCCTGGTGTGTATTTTTGGAATTGCCCTAAGAGATAATCCATGTATGCAACCTGGGCTACATTGATAATATTATTAAAATCTTGTGGCCTTAAGTTGCCATTTTGATTTTTTCTAATAATAAATTGTACCAGGCGATACATTTCATCTATGGACATTTAACCCTCCTTATTTATGTTGCTAATCTATCAATTTCTTGTTTAAATTCTTTCCCCTCTTTTGTGTTCGTCAAAGACAATTGCGTTAAATAAGTAATTGGATTTTCTCCTTTTGGCATATTACACGCCACGGCACCATTGCTACCCCAATATATCCTACCATCATTTCTTGAAGTATCCAACTTCCCTTCAATAATCAACTCTCTGATCTTATAATGGACATCCACCTCTTTGGAGTCGAAACTTTTTTCAAACTCCGCTGCGTTCCGCTTTGCCATCAGAAGATATTCCATTCTCAACGAGTCTTCCGATTTTGGAGCGCCTGTTATATCATGCGTTAATTTGCCGCCCAAATAAAACAGATGCTTTTTCATTTTTTCTACTGGCTGCGTTTGCGCTTTCATCAACATCTGAATCTCCTTCATTTCTGTAGCCAGTCTTTCTTTATCCGCTGCTTCTGGGTCATATAAAAAGAACTCCGTCTTGCTTACCTTAGTTTTGTTTGGATTTAATCGGTTATGACAACACAACTCCATGAACTCCAATTTCGCCTTATCGTGCGCCTGCACATACATGTACCTTGATCCCTTAGGCCATTCCAGAAACTCCATCAATTTGCCTATTTTATTTTCTGGAATGTCTTTTTGATCCTTTGCCCAAATTGATGGAACTCCTTTTAAAAGCCGGATCATTTGTAGCCCCTTCTCTGGTTCTTTTGGATTTATTACATAATCTATTGCTTGAATATAAACCCCGCCTGCATTTTTTTTCACTAATTTAAATATCACAAGTTTATTTAAACCGGCATCGGCACCATTTATAGAGCCTTGCACTTTAGCTTCTGGGACATAATCTGCGTCAATTGGTTTTGTTTTTTCATCAGGTTCTCCATTCATGGAGAATTGAATGTCTTTTAGAGTTGCCATTTTTTATATTTTAATGTGACGCATTTTTAAGGGAGAACACCCACGCCAAAACATTATTAAATAGAGCCTCCGGTTAAGGAGGCTCTTAATTGCTAATTATGCACTTACAATGTTGATGAATTGATTGGCTGCAACATTTCTTATCGATCTGTAGGTTGCCATTTCAATATTATCCCGCAATGTACCATCCGTAGGATTGGTAGAACCACCACCCCAGTTCCATACACGAATGCCATTACCTATTGAGCCACCTTTAGGAGGTTGTTGACTCATTACTGTAATGTTTTTATAAACGCGTGCTGGAGTTTTCGCATCCGGTGTTTCGCCCATTGGACATAAGAAACCGAAATTACGGTAGTAGTCTGTAGCTGGTGTTAAACCTGTATATGCTTCAGTGTTGAAGTTGCGATATTTACCGATCTGGAAACGATAACCGTCAATATCAATCAACTTGAAGCCATATGCCACACTTGCGTCTTCTGATTTTTCTCCTTGTCCCCAAACGAATGCACCGGCAGGGAAAGTTTGGAAAATGCCATCAGAAAAGTCTTGGCGTTGGAAGATATCGGCCATCCACATATTTTGCTTCACGCATCCATTTACATCCATAACGCGGGTAAGCGTATGTAGGAATGGGATATCCAAATTACCAGGAGTATAAGTTACAGTCTCGCCATCTGCTAGAATCTTTGGAAGAAGTCCTTGGCAACCCACTGATGTATCTGTGCCTAATCCGGTATTATTAACAGCATCACCAAACATTAGCTTGCGCTCTACGTTATTCACGAAGCGTTGAGATGCTTTTACTAATCCTAAATATGTGAAATAGGATGTACCGGCCTGAGCAGCGCCACCAATAGGAGAACCACTTACACCACTATCAATAAACACATCAGTCATTTCGCCCAAATCGGTCGCAGACCATGTATCGTGGATTTCGGTGATGTTATTCTCATATTTCTGAGTAAGATATACTTGCGGAATATTAGTACCAGACGCTTCGCCTACATCCACACGACCACCGAAAATAATCACATCCGTAGCCAACAATGTAGATGCTTGTCCAGCAGATGCCAATGACTGAGTAGATTGTTTCGGACGCAAGTTGAATGTGAAAGCATTTGCGGTTTCAACGATTGGCCCAAGGATTTCGCCACCAACTCCGGTAGAAGCAATGTAAATTGTTTCCCCTACGCGCAAAGGCGATTGAGTGCCAGAGTTGAAGTGAAACGCAGACGCGAGAGTACACGCCACGGTAGCGCCTGCGGTAGCGCCGGTAGCATTAGAAGCTAACTGAATACCGATTTGAAGTTTGCCACGGCTCTCGAACCAGAAGAAATTACGGTTCATGACTTGCTCCATGCCGCCATAAGTAGCTAACCACCACGTCCAGTTTTCTGCCCCATATTTTTCAACGAATTGTTTGTAATACTGAGGGGTTAGCAATTGAAGATTGGACACTAACGCCCTATTCGCGCCGCCTGAGACTGATATATTACCAGGCTGCAATATGTTACTGGTAGGTATTCCTGCCATTGTTTTAAAATTTAATTAGTGAAATATTATAAACTCCAAATACTTGCTGCCAGAGCTTGTGATTCATTTACTGGAGTTGGCTGTACTGGGTTAACCGGCCCTAATGAGGGATTAACACCTTTCAGGTTAATGTTATTCTGGTTTTTAATCATGTACGCATACATCTGTGCTGCTGCTTCGTTGGCGGTTTTCTGAAGAATTTTATCCCTGTTTTTAAGCAAATACAAATCTTCTTGCATCAGCGTTACGTGAGGGTTTCCTTTATCATCCCACCATCTCTTGTCAAAAAAACCATTAACATTAAAATCCTCTAACTCCTTTTTCGTGGCTACCTGTTCCTCTGGACTTACATTGTAACTTATCGGCAACTGAACATCTCCGCTCTTTGCCGTCACATTAAATCCTTTGAAGTTTTGATAGCCACTTTCTAATGCACCTAAATAAGCCGCTCTTGCAGACTCAAAGGCCGCCAGCTCTTCCTGGGTTGGCCCTGCCTGTTGCACTTGTGGCTTTTGAATATCTGGCAGAACTATTTCGCTTTTGAATTTTGATAACTCAGGTTTAGCCAGCTTTGCGTCAATAATCATATCCTGCTGCCTATCCTGAACCTGTCGCTTCCATTGATCCATTACCGCAGAGAACTCTTCATCTGTCTGAAGGTCGTTTTGCTGCGGTTGTGGAGGCATAGAATATTGACGGGCAAAAAGCCGATCAATTTCGTTAGGTTGAAGGTCTTTGTGTTTGAATTGAAGATTAGCCCTGATTATTTCAGCAGCCTGATCCGCATTGGCTATATCATACTTCTCCAATCTATCAAGCTGTCTTTTTTGATTTATATAGTTGTAAATCTCTTCTTCCTTAGAATCATCATAAACCCACTTTTGCTCCTGTGGCTGTACTGGCTCTTTTGGCTTATTATATTCTTCCCATTTAGTTCTAAATTCATTTACCTCTAAGCCGAACTCTCTCTTGAAATAATCATTCACATCTACGACTTCTTCCGCATCCTGGCTTTGCGTTGCGGCAGGCTGTACGTCATTTGCGCTTTGGGCCGATGCGGCTACTGGAGGCGCTTGCTCTATGTCCTGATAAGCAGTTGGGTTAAGACCCCATAAATTGCCAGCCACAATCTGGCTAACTTCAGGCGCAGCCTGCACTACTGGTTCTTCAGGTTGCGCTACTACTGGTTCTATTGCTTGTTCCATAAATTCATTGGGTTAAGTTAAAGCTACAACGTTGTAGCAAAAATATAAAAAAATAATATTACCAAGGTTTTGTTTTGAATACCATTATCTTGGTAGCCGCTGCGGTCGAGCCATCTCCTATCTGTAAATATTTAAAACTGATAGGATCAATTCTATATAGTGCCGTATCTGTAATTGCTGTGACAGATGACCCATCAGTTAATTTAACAGCTTGGATTGCATTGAAATTTGCAGCGTCTAAGGCGCTCCCATTTGTAGACCCCGTAATAGCTCCATTATCATTAGTCCCAAGCAAAGAACGTGTACCACTCCCGCCTATTATTTGCACTGTCAACGTTTGCCATTCCCCAATGTCTATTACCAATTTGTTATTGGTAAATAAATATTCGTTTAATACAGATACCATAAAATAGTTTTAATATGTGACAGTTAGCAATTCAGAGGCATTCAATGTATTTGTTCCGGCTGCACCACTCCCAGAATTAAATTTTTTATCTAACTGAACAGGAGCCACCCGAAACTTGTGCCCATAAGTGTCTACGAAATCTATGTATCCGGTAACACTATTGCCATTGTTGGTAACCAATTGACCCGTAGCTAATACAGGTAAAACGCTTAAAGATTCGGCCCCACTTAAAGTCACCCATGCTGATTGGCCTCTAGCGGCTGGTGCTGCAACTTGATTTGTACAATTAATTGTTGCCATATTGAATATTTTATTGTGGTTGCATCATTTGTTGTTGTTCCTCTGGCTGCTCTTGCCCTTCTTCTGGGGTTTGTTGCTGTTGTTGTTCAGCCATCGCCTGTTGTATTACGCCTTGAACCATTTGCTTATTTTGCTGAACTAATGGGATTGTTATAGAAGGTATGAGCTGATTCATTACCTGCATAACCTCATTCGTGATTGGCACCCCAGCCTTCAGTAACTCCAAATATCCAGCAAGGAATATCTCTTCTTTTTTAGCCTTGGATTGTTCTGTAATCTCCAGTGCCTTCATTTGATTTTGGGCTTGCAACAACTGCATGTCTCCTTGCGCCTTTTGCTGTGCTGCCTGTGCCTGTATCTGGGCATTTTGTTCGCTTTGTTGCTGCGCCTTTTCGGATTCAGCCCGGATCATTCGCTTCATTGAATTTCTGAAATACAAAGAAGCCAGCTTGCTATTTTCTTTGGCTATTCGTTTCAGTTTAGCTGGATCTAAATAATTAATAAGTGCAGGATTAGCCGCTAGTGCCTGATTTACAGAGTTGGTCATTTCAGCTATCTCGAATTGATCTGGCAGCAACTCAAACTTAGTCGAGAACTGCCTATCAGCAACATCTTCTTCTTTCAATAAGTGCCTGTAAACTTTTGCACCAAAACGTACTGAGTTATTCAATAAGCAGGCTACCTTCTTGGCGGTATCTTCCATTATACACTTATAGGCATCATACATATAATCCGTAGCGAAAGCTGCTGTCTGCTGGGATGCCTGTACATTTTCCGAAGTAACACGTGGCTGAACTGCCTGAGTAATTAAATTAGGGTCTTCCCCTAATTGATCTTTTAATACTCGATACTGAAAGTCGTATTGCTGAATAAGCCCCTGCATGGCTCCAATAAATCCAGCATTTTGCAATTCCTGAATAGGAACCGGTAAGGGATTACCTTCTGCATCTCGACCCCTGTAATACAATCTGCCAGTTTGCTCATAAACTTTCTGAACATTGATAGGGCTTGTGCCATCTGCGGCCAACCCCAAATCAACTTCATTAATAGCATCTATATTGATAGCAGCCCCTGGGGGGATCATCGTAGCTATGACTTGTTGCATTTTCAATATGACAACAATCATAGCTTCAATTGGCTGCTCTATTTTCTCAGGTAACGCGATATTGCGCATATCCTGATTTTGATACATGTAAAGGCTGATCGGGAACTCCACATCACCTGACTCCTTCGGGTCTTGTGGCCGGATCATATTATTATCCAATCCCCACTCCAGCATCTTTTGCGCATACCTTACATACACGCCTTTATATAAATTCCACTTATCTTTTTTTACGAACTCTTGGTTTTCATCCAGGCTGTTTGGCTGTTGTTGCCTACGTTCTATGATAGTACTTTTATTCTGTTTTGTGACAGTCATCAAGTACCCATCCTCATCAACCGATTTAATCCAGAAATAAATACATTCTACGTTCCATTCGTCGTATGGCCGGATATAAGCCAATAGCCAATCGTAGTTCCAAGTGAGTTTATCGAAACGTTGATATTCCTGAGAAGTTTGCGCGATTAAAAACAAATCCTCCTCTGATAAAGTTCCGCCAAATTCCTTTCCATACTTACGCCTAATCTCTGATATTTTAAGAGACTTCACAAAACCCCGCATAGCCGTATCTCTCATATCATCAAACTCAGAATAAGAGTATAGGCTATTTAACGGCTTTACCCACTCCACATGCACTACACCATATTCATCCATCCACACATAAGTAGAAACTAGCCCGCACTCTATTGAATCGTGGAGTATCTTTTTCTTTAAGGTGTCAAAAAAACCTTGCGATTGCAAAATATCATTAGTCCCTATTTCATATTTAATCTCCTCTGGTAACCGCTGTCCACTAATCGCCCACTCTTCCAAATCATCTTTATCCTCTGCTACAAACTGGTCAGGAGGCACCAATGGGACTCCTGATTCTTGCTGAAGTTGCTCTAATTGCTTTCTATTATAAAGTACAAATTCTGCCTGCTCATATTGATCTTGCTTATCTTTAACAGATAACGGATCAACTGCTGTAACTTGTATTTTCTCTACGCGCTGCATCCATCTACCAACTAGACCGGTAATAATCCGGTTAACTAGCATGGGGGCACTATATTTCAGATTTGCGTAATTAACCTTCCCATTAAAATTCAGAAGATCAGCGAATTTTGCATACACGTTAATCTTTCCGGCAGACCATAGTATATTAGTTTTAAAACGATCATTCCTAAGAAAAGAATATCCATTAGCCACTCCTGCACTGTATTTCTGTTCAATATCCAGCGCTAATTGCTTTCCGTATTTAGGGTCAAGTTTATCCTTGATATTCTTTGTGAGAAGAAAATCTTTATACGACTGCCCGGAGATGCCTATGCTTTGTGATTGATTATCAGACATTAATAAAGAAAGTTAACCAAATATAACAATTTTCAAACAAAGCTACAACGATTGAGCTAATTCGCGTTAAAATTTTGCCCGTGGGTATTTAAATAACTCCGAACCAATGGTTCTCTTGGTGGCTTCGGCTTTACTACCGGCTCCATAAGAACCGAGATCAGAATCAATAATGACACAATAATGTCACACTTCGTTCTATCATATGGATCAAATTTAGGTGCCCATTCCAAAACCTCCTCAAAGTCTATGCAATGGCAATGATGCTCAAAATATGCCATCCCATTATCGTGTTGCGTTGTTAGGCTAAATGGGGTTATAGGGGTTCCGTAGAATCGCTCTACTTCCTTATTCTGCTTTTGCGCTTCTTTTATTTTCACTGGATCAATCATACTCATTGGATATTTCCCCAAATACCTAATCTTGCCCCGATCTCTAAAATACCCATAATAATCATCTGCGGTATGCTCATAATAAGCCTTGAAGCCACAAAACTCTGCCGCCAACATCACCTGGTTATGAAGGTCATCCTTTATGTTTGGTCTTCCATACAAAAATCCAACAGGCTTAAGTAAATGCCTATATCCAATAAAAGCAGCAGCCTTACTACCATACTTACGGCCCCCTTGTGAATTAGAATACCCGTCAATAGAAATAGCACCGTAATGCACTCTTGTTGGGGTTCTGAGATTATCACTTATTTTATATACTTCTTCCTTCATATTCAGCTCGAACTCTGGCGTAACTTTCCAGAACATAGGGCCATCTGTTTTTTGCCAATCTCTCCATTTAACCTTCTGTTCTAAATCTCTATAAAAGAATATTTTTCTTTTATGAACAGGGGCTTGAAGCAATTCATTTGTTCGCTTTTCTATATTCTCAGCATTGAAAACGCAAGTATCTGCATCAATCCCAAAAGCATCATTTATAGTTAATGGTTCTTTTCTTTTACGAGCCGAATATGCTTGTGGATTGTTTTTAACCGCTTCCCAATTAGCTAATATTTGCTGTTTGCTTTTTTCTTCGTCAGGGAATCCATACACATCTATATTCCTTGAACGATGCGCTCCTATAAAAAACCTATAACATCCACTCTTGGTTTGTCCGTTTTCTTGTATATCCAATTGATTACTTTCATCCCACAATAACTTAGCCCCTTCCTGCACACCCTCTCTGTCAGTTTTCAATTTTTCAACAGTGGAACTATAAAGAACTTTCCCAATTATATTACCCTCATCATCCACCAAGCAAAACCTTGTTACCTCGTGACGTTCATATATATTACACTCGACCGTTTTACAAAACTCATCATCGAATTTTCTATGTAATTTTTGACCATCATAAGCCATTACATCGGCACTTTGAAAGTCAATTAAAGAGTTAAGTTCTTCTCGTTCCAAATAATCTTCAGCCTTCTTACCGCGAACGTTCGTTTGCTGGAATCTGATTTCGGTCTTGGGAGTAACACCTAAGCTCATATCATATTCCGGCCTAAAGAATTTTGGCAATTTCTTGAATGGGCCAACCACCGCCTTGCCAAATAATTTCTTTGCATCCGGGCCAGTCTTTGACTGAATGCCAGCATTAGTTGTTTTAGTTCTGGTTATGTACTCATAAATAAATACCCCAGCCCTATATGTTTTCCCATTACGACGCTTGCATACTTCAAGCATCCCGTAGCAATTTGGATCTTCTATTACGTACTGTAAAAAATAAAAATACTCCAGATCTATGATTCTAAATTTAGGATAGCCAATATCTATGCTCCACCACTGCATAAACAAATAATGCATACCGGTTATATATGTGGCTACTCCTTTATTCATAAACCAAAACCCATTCAGTCGCCTATCCCATTCTTGGGCCTTAAAATCCTCTAGTTGCTCATCAAAGAACTCGGGGTCGTCTTCTTTTTTCTTTCGGTCATATGATTCCCATCTTTTTATAGTATCCTTGTACCATATCGGCAATGGTATTCTTTCCCAATATTGCTCCTCCGGCACTTCGGATCGCTTGTATACATCTCGCGCTTCCAGCTTACCAGATACGATATTATAAACAAACCCTTCAGGCGGAATTTTACATTCCAACCCCTGTATATTAATTGATTTTCCCTGCGGTATTTCCCAATACATCACTCATTGTTTCAGGTGTTATTCTAGATATTTTCTTTACCTCTTTTTCTTCATCTTCATTTGACACTCCTAACTCTTGCTTAAGAGTACGACAATCAATTATCATCGTCTTTAGCCCTTCCCAAATCCCCTTGGTTCTGTCATATACTTTATCCTCTTTAGGGTTTTCTGCTATCTGTTTTTTAAGATCGAATTGTTCCAAGTATTCAATCTGCTGATATAGTATTTTACATAAAGCAAAATACCCGCGCTTAGACGGGTCTTTAATTATCTTTTCTTTTTCGGATAATTGTTGCTCTAATACTTTTATTTTCTTTTCTAACTCTTTTTCATCAGGCATGAATATATTCTTTTAAAGGTTTAGCGTCTGAAATTGTCAACCCTACATGCAAATCACCATTCAAAACCTGTTTAGTGTAAGAATGATGTAGGCAGACTATTTCTAGTTCACGTTGGGTTTTTAAATCCTCTTCTGATCTGAATCTTATAATATTCTTCTCACGTCCATTTCGATCCTGAAAAATCATTTTGTAATTACTGGCTTGTAAGGTCATGCAGGCATTACCAGCGTATTCGCCAGTAGTAACCCATAAACAATTTTTTATCGGCGCAGGTTCAATACCTTCAAGTATACCTTTATATGGCTTAAATATTTGCAGAGCGAAATCAAATCCTTTTAATGGCATCCACTTTGAATTTACTTCATCATACCACGCGAATGCTTCATCTTCCAGTATTGAAAAATAACGAACATCACTAGCCTCCACCTTGCCAGATAATGGCTGATAATTATGTATGCGACCAGTTTCATGGGTGCAATTATGGTGCACTATTATTTCAGAATCTTCAGGGATTCCATCGGCAGACACAACAATTGCATTTACAGGTTGAGTATGTTTCTGATCGAAGCAATCATACTTACGCTCAAGTCTTATCTTTGTGCCATCAGAAAATGTTACGGAATTTTTATACTCCATGTCCATTTTTATTATTATACGGCCCTCAGTGTGTTTAAGTTTTTCCATGCCTTTTATCTATTTTAATTGATCCAAATATACAGGCCACCAAGTTATTTTAGTACCATCATAATACTCTATGTCAATGCAATTAATAGCACTGACAATATTTTTTATTTCTCCCATGTCAATTGCCAAGCCGCCAGTATCTAATACCATGATACCTTTTGGGGAATTATCTGTTTGCTTTATCTTTTTATTGTCTACCATTTATTTATGCTTTAACGTTTAGGAGTCCACCAATCTGAACAATAGCCTTCTGGATTATCTACTGGGATCTTCCCACTACCATTGTTCCACTTTCGGTAATATTCATTCTCGCAATCTGATCCGTCCCAGTAAAGGCAGTTGCCGCAATTTGATCCACCAAGAGGGACTTTCATTCCTGGCTTATGATCTTCTGGGTATCCTATTGGGCCTTTAGATTTAGACACTTTTACTTTCGTTGCCATCTGTTTTGGGTTTATTAATTCTGCCAAATTCTTGTGCTAGGATAGTCCAGTTCTCTTGACCATATTTCTTTACATAATCGCCATAATACTGGGGAGTCATAATCACTATGTCATTCACTAACCGTTTCGATATATTTCTCTTTCTACGAAAAAGTTTATCCCAAACCCGTTTTATAAGAGAACGTCTATTCATGATTAAATTTACTTAAAAAATGATCGTAATGCCTTATTGGTATAGTTTCTTGTTTTATGGCGACAAAATGTATCAAAATTTCTAAAGTCATGAGTTATGCTATGTCTGCCAACTCTTTCATAAATCACAACCCGCTCTCGCATCATTCTATCAATTCTTAAATTCATCCATTCCTTCAGCCATTCCAATCTTTGTTGATATGCTGTAATATCTATCATGAGTTAAATAGTTTTTCAGTATAATATTCCAATGATCGTTGCGTTAGAAAATCATAGAAGCCGGGGCCGCTACCGATCACATTTGGAATAGAATTGCAGACCTCCAAGACGCGTGGTATCTTCAACCCCTCTGCCACTTGGAATATGCTCGATTGGCCGCCTATATAAACCTTGCAATTGTACAGAGCAGTTGCGATCTCTAAATAATCAGCAGCTTCTAGCCTTTGAATATCCAGCTTATTTTGCTTACAAAAAACCTCATGCTCTCCCGGCAGCCCCACGAATATCACATTGTCTTCATATTGTTTTAAAAAATTATAACTAACCAGCATGTTATTGTAACGTTCTGTACGGTTGATAAGGATTTTCCCGATCACCCGCTGATCTATTTTGTATGGGATATTCAACCACTCCTTAGACAAGTCAGTCGCCATATCCGGCCAGATATACATGGGCCATCGGTTTATGCAACCACCGGGCATCGTAGTTGTCCCTTCTCTGAGCAAGTCAAAATTAAAATCAACTCGCTCCCCATCCCATTCCCGGAAGTCTTCAATATAGTCCTGAACTAATAAAAGAGGGCGTAGCGCCTTCAGCGTCGGGGAGTTCATCATTACTGGCTCCCCGCCTTCATCAAATATAGAGTACTTCGCATTAATATATGCACCGTGAATGCCGTAAGACTGATTAAGACGTTGATATATGACCCATTTACAGTCGCTGTCTTTTGAGACTTGCTTTAGTCCGGGAAGGATTGATATAAGATCTCCTGCCGGGAAGCTGTGTAAAACCGTCGCTATTTTCATTTGCTCAAACGTTGTAGCTTTTTTTGTACTTTTATGCCGCCACCGGTCTTGCCCCCGGTTAGGCTCAATTATTAACAATTAAATTTTTAAAGTTATGGCATTAACTGGAAGAGTAATTTTTAACGGTTACCGGAAAAATCAGTACGATCTTAAAAATTCGTCTGGCGGCCCCGCAACACAAGGCATCGGATATAATTTCCCTGGTGCCCTTTGCGAACTTAGACCTGCTCCAGCTGGCACAACCGCCAACGGTGTAACCATGCAATCAATCATCGAATTGCTGCCATCTGGCTTGCAGCGTAACGGTCAATCTGACTTCTATTACAGTGCCGATACAGTCGCAACCCTGAACACAAACGGCAGCTAACCACTTTCATAGATTCTGATTTTTCATGGGTTATCCCTGGCGATTAATTTCGCCGGGGATTTTTGTTTCACAACGTTCCACGTGGAAACATGTAAGGCTACGGCCTTGTTTTTATCCATTCTCTTATGTGCGGGGGATGCTCCATAGTCACCAGGGCCAGATCACTTTCACTAAACCACCGATCCCACTCAAAGCTACCCATCCCCTCCAGCTTCCTATCTGGCTCTGTGAGGAATATGTTTTTTTGCATATTTCGTATTTTTTCTGGATGTACTTCTTTCTTCCGGATAAACCCATAGTGCCAAATGATTATTTTATCTAGGTATTTATCTGCGGTTGGGCTGGCAATATTTTCCCCATCATCGTAGCTTTCATACCCCCGTTTAGTTAGGCGGTTTACTTCAGTGCTACAGGGCTTGCGATAATGCGGAACATTAAGCATATGGTTCGCATCCTTCCATAAATTAATTCTAGTACACAAATAACCCTCGCCACCTTCTTCTATCGCTTGACGAATATATGAGTAAGATTCAGGCGCAATCATTTCGTCAGCCTGACAAAGAAGCTGGTAGTCTGTCGTTAAATGAGAAGCTGCTAAATTCTGGAATGCCGCTAATTTCTCCTTCCCTTGTATACTATCCCATACGTCTTGTAAGGAAATGGCAACTTTTAAATTTGGATATTTAAATTTAAGCCTCTCAACCTCTCCCCATGTATCATCTTCCCCATCCACTACTGATACACTTACCTCGTCACAAAACTCACATAACGAAGAAATAACTTCCTTGTACGGGTAGTCGTATAATTCGCCATGCCTTATGAATAGAAATCCTCCTAATGTTTTACTCATTTTTCAAAAATATTTCTAAGGTAATAAGTTGGTATTTCTGCGCCTAGAATTTGTTTGTGCGCGATTGCCGAAAATTGCTTTAATGCAAAATACAACATGATAGATTTTCCATATTCTAGTATTTGGTTGTTTATTTCAATGGTTTTTACTTCATTCCGAATATCCCATCTACTCCATGATTTCTCCACCACAAATTCTTGCCCGTTAATCTTGAACTTACATATAACCTTTACTTCATCACTGGCCGTTGTGCGCATCCCATCAATAACATATATCTGTCCTTCTACAACATTATCCTTTACTTCTATTTTTGATATTACATTGTCAATAACTTTTTCTTGCATTTCATTTAGCATCTTGATGCTTTCATCGGTTGGTGCCTTAATCTCTTTAATAGTATCAGGGAAACGAATATGTGTGCTATGGTCGTGTCTATGATAATGATTATCTGAAAATAGTCCCATTGTTATTTCTTTTTAAGTAAAGCAACATAAAATCCATTCCACCAACCATCATTATCATGATCGCCGCCCTTAAATGGTTCTTCAAATAATATATCAACATTTGCCTCCTTCAAACCATCATGTGTGCCAAGCCATACATCCTGCCAGTCATGGTCATCCACGCAAAGAATAAATTCATCAGCCATTGCTGGGAGGAAATGCGTCATGGCCTTTCGCTGGCTTTCATAGCTGTGATCCGCGTCAAATAAATAAAGATCAAAGCCGATTTCGTCTGGGACTAAATCAAACGTATCGCTTTTAAAGCATACAAAATTAGTAGATGGTGAAACGCACTTGCTAACATTGTCTATGAATTGCGGATATGCCTTATCTTCACTTACATCATCGGAGGCCCAATTATCATTAGCAACAGCCCATTCCAAATTATTATTCCTTATTGCGGAACAAAATAACCCACCTTTATGGACTCCACATTCTTGGTATCTTGTTGAGATAGCTCCCAAGTTATTCATCAAGTGCCGTATTTTCAAACTAGACAACGCCGGTACAGACCATGCCGTTTCATCCATTTTAGATTGATGGTTCTTTGCCTTTTCAATGGCATCTTTGATTGCTTGTATTTTTTGTTCAGTTGTCATTTATTGTAAGTGATTTTTTAATTGATGTTTTTATTTTTTCATGAATAATAGATGTTATCGCATCCTTTACAAGATCCTTCCAATGTGCATTTAAAGAATTGCAATAATCCATTCTAAGTAATCTTTCATTGTTTTCATATATAGAAAATGATTTGTCAGACTCCACAATACACGTGCATTCTATTCCTAGAACGTCTTTAATAACCGCATCCATTCTATTTTGCCATTTCATAGTTTGTTTTTAAGTTCATTTTTAACCCGTTCAAAATCCTGTTCTATATCTTTGCAATACCAGGCGAAGAAAGCTCCCATACTCAGCGAAGGGTGAAAATCAGGGAATACTATAGTAGCATAATTGGATAACTCTGTTGGCAGCCATCCGCTTTTATGACTATCTGGGTTATCGTCATTAGTGATATTATATTCGCCTAATGGTGTAAATATTATTACCTTATCTGATAATAGCTTCATGCTTAACGATAAATCCCAGCCGTGCTGCTTTGGCAAATGCTCAATACCATCAGAGCATATCATTACATCGAAATGGCGATTTGAATTATCAATCAAAAACATCCATATATCAGACTTGATAAAATACTTATACTCCTCTTTATGGTCTAGCCCTCTATCCTGAATATCAACATATGTTCGTTCTTTAAACCCAAGCAAAGGTGTATATGGTGCATGGTGGCACATTAAATCTACCATTGATTTACCTGATGTATCGCCACAAATAGCCTTCATTACAGTTAAATATACCTCCCCGCTCCCAACTACTCCGGGATATTCCAATGTCATATCAATTCATTTATAGCGTTGATTATCCTTTCTGATCCAAACTCTGTACATGGTGGCCGAAAAGTATTAACTGTGCAATCCTGGCCAGTAGTTGTAATACTATTATGCCAACAGAAAGGCGTATCACATACAGGTTTATCTGGGCTATGGATTACTACGGGCCGGATATTTTGAAATTCAGCATGAATGTACATTGGATTTACGCTTCCAAACAGTATCACACATTTGCGATCTGTAGCCACAGCAACATGAGAAGGCCCAGAATCCACTCCGATAAATAAATCACACCCAGAAATCACATAAGCCAACATCCGCGTCTCAATCGTATTTATTTGTATAGCGTCCAATTTTATGCTTTCATTTTTACCAATCTGAATAACTATATACCCTTTACTTTTTAAATAATCTGTAACCTTCCACCAAGCTACATTATCGGCATTCCTATGCGGCTGCTCTCGCCTATCTACATGAATTACCGCATATTTTTGCTTGATTAGCTTTATATCTTCGCTTGCCTCATAATTCAACTTTGGGTTTCTTGATTCACCTTCAATACCCGTAATTTCATAATAAGATTTTAAATGCAATTGCTTTGGCTTTGCTTCGTAAGCCATATCCAGGTCGATGTACTTATAAGGCAACGCTTTATTAAGCATATCAAAACTTTCTACCGGGAAGTAATGGGCTGAGAATAAGGAATAAAATTGCGGGAGCGTTTTAAGAACTACACGATAGCCTTTTTTATGAAATTCATGCAATACCGGCTCCACGCCAATAACATCACCCATTGCGCCTGTACGATTTATCACCACTACCGGCTTGAATGGCGGATGGAAGTATCCGTGAAACCCAAACGTATTACCGTATGGTTCATGAAGCTCATACGAGAACTTATGCGCCAATTCTTCCGGAGCAAATGATAAATTATACGTAGCTTCTAGATAACGCCTATATAACCTTCCTATAACCTCATCCTCCGGCTCTACTATTTCAATTTTCTTATCATACTCTAGGTAAGTTTGTAGCTTATTGGATCTTAAGCTGAAGCCACCATTCCCAACATTTCTATCCGGATCTGGATATAACCAAGGAGCACCGATATAGTCATAGTCCAGATAATCATCCGTCCACATACCACTATCAATCACATATCCATCATGCTGAATTACTAAACAATGAGATGTTGTAAAATAATGACTAAGCCTCTTAATGATTAAGTAAGAATACTCGGCTTTGCTTTTTATAGGCGGTATTTTAACTACCTCCACGCCTGGATGATCGTAGTCAATATCTGTTAGCCATACCATTCTAGCTGGTTTTATTTGCTCCAGCGTCTTAGCTATCGCATAAGCAGCTCTACCGTAATTTTTAGTATCAGCTATTATTACGGTTACATTAGGTAATTCAATCATTCTGTAGGTAGTTTAACGCCTTGTTTAATAAGAAGCTTATCTTTTACTTCTTCTGGTATCTGATCGAATCGGAGTCTTTCGTATGAGCCATTGCCATTAACACGCAACCAATATGGGAAGTACATGAATTTTTCTCCTTTATCAGTTAGAATTGTGTCAGCAAAATGCCACAGGGTGGATTCCTGATCCGGGGTTAGTAATATTTCCATTTAGTTTGTTTTTACTAGGCACTAAGATATGATTTTGTTTTATCGCAATTCTCACAGTTATTCAGAACTAAGCTATCCGGCGTTGGGTATTTTCTTCTAAACTCTTCCTTCGTGTATAGTTTGTGGTTTTCTACGTAATGACCAACGCCATCAGTCCCTATTATGAATAACGTGTTTGTGAGCTTATCTCTACGATCCAGGTATTCAGCTATTGTCATGTCTAAAGTGATTTTAAACGTTCTAAAACATCATTACTTGTATGGCCGTCCCATTCAGGCGCTCTTTCATCCGTATCACAAAACCCAGTTTCATCCCACTTACTCATTGGCAAATGATAGCTTATTTGCATGCCAGCTACCTTCCTTATCCCCATGATAAACCAGCCATCGAACGTACTCCCATCGTGATGTTTTTTAGACCTCCATATATCGTATCTGGATGGGGAACATGATGCATCATCCGTTAGCTGCAACTCCCTACACAAAGAGATAAATAATATTATCCTGTGTTCATATAATTCTCCAAATGTATGATACCCGTCGCTTATTTTATTGGTATCAATACCGGAGTTTTTTATGACATTATTAATCCCATCAATTACTTTGATAGAATCTTCATGACTAATAATTGGCATGTTAGTTCTTTTTAGGTTTAGTAGTATCTTTTTTGTTTTCTGAATTTATTTGCGCCTGCACTTGTCTTGAAATTTCAGCTTGGAGGGGAGTAAGTAAGGAGTCATTGATAAGGGTTACTGTTTTTGAAGGGAGGTCAGAATTTTTCAGATTGTTCTTTGTAAACTCTAATCCGTTCGTGGCCTGCACCCAGAAGTTAATGTCGGCTTCCACCTTGTAGGTTTTCTTTGCCTGATGTGATTGAAATGCCAGAAGTCCAATAAATACCGCCGTTAATGCTACAAATGACCAATTTTTCATGTTGTTGTTTTAATTGTATAGTTTTTAATTGAAATAATTTCACCTAATTCTATGCAGAAATACCAGTTTTGTGTTAAGAACCCTATCCAATCCACATTAGCCATCCCATAATGGATACCATTACAAACCACATCTATCTCTGGATCTTTTTTAGCATACCCATTTCTGAATCTCACAATATCGTACTTCTCAAAAGACTTTTTATGCATTAGAGCCTTCATTAAATCCAATTGTACTAATTGGTGGCAGTCTTTAATAGTAAGCCGTTTAATCCAGTAAGGCTTTATCTCTCTGTACTCTTCTAACTTAATCCCAGCCGCTATCATTTCAAATGGCTCTCGCTTTAGGCTTAAATGAAGTATTCTGCTCATTAATTCTACTTTTTAATGAATCTTAATGTACGGAGCTGTTTACGTAATTGTGGAATATCCATCTCCTTTTCGTATTGCTTAAATGCTTCTTTTGGGTCTTTGTATTGTGACCTATCAAATGAATTAGAAAGTAATGCAATCCTATTTTCGATTCTGTCAATTTCAAGATCAATATACTCAAGAGCCGGGCCAGTTTCCAAGTACGCTTTGATAGTTTTAAGATATTCTATCCTATTCTTTCTTCTACTTACCTGAGCTGGTTTTAATGGAGTGCCGGTAGTTATCTCTTCTGTAAGAGTTATTATTTCAGTATTTACATCAAGAAGTGTTCTCATTTATTTTTTATTTAATTTTAAAATGGCAAATCATCATCACTTGATGACTCGGTAGATGCCGGATTAGCCATAGTCCCAATAGGCGAACCTTCTCTTTTCCCACCCAGCAACTCAACTTTTATTACGCGCATGTTCAAAAAGGCTTGTGATTCACCTTGCTTATCTTTCCAGTTTTTCGCCTCCGGGATGCCCTCAGCCCAAATTAACGTACCCTTTTTAAGATACTGAGCCACGTTAGTACTTTCAACCCACCAGGAACAACTAACCCAAGTTGCCTTTTCGTATTTTTGTCCACTGGCATCTTTATATTTATCAGTATGGCATAATGAGAAATTTATAACGCTATCTGTGCCGTGTTGCTGAACAACACAATCACGTCCCAGATGGCCTATCATTTGTATTTTCAACATAATTTTTCGTTTAAAAAATAATCAATTACATAGAAAACTTTGCATAGCTGGATCAGTATCTTTTTATCATCTGTTTTACCATCGCACATAGCTCTAATATTATCCCACATTCTTTTCTTAGTTTCTTTATCTAAACTCTCCATTCTTACAATCTTTTTCGCGAAGCACAGATCAGAATAGATCCAACACATAAGACTTCTTCTTGAAGGAAGGCGTATCAAAGAGTCTAGGTAAAATTCATTGTCAATTTCAAAGTAATCTTTTTCATCACGGCCTATGCGCCACATAAGCTGCTCCCAATCGTGCTGTGCTTTTTGCCATTTATCCATACCTTAAGGGAGGTAGTATTGCGTTTTTGATTAAAGTTTGTAACCACCCAGCGTATTCAAGATTTATTATTGCTTTCTCCTTTTCAGTAACTACTCTTTCTGGCTCCTTCCTGTTAATCAGCTTTTCCGCTTGTTCTCTAGCCCATTCTCGATAAGCATCCATTATAGAAGTAAAATAAGCTGGCGAAAATATGCCATAACACTTTACATCTTTCTGAGCTATTTTTAACTTTCCTTGGATCGCCATTTTAAAGGCCAACTTTATTTCTTCTGTTGTATGGCCTCCATATTCTTCAATAACGTAATCCTTTAAAACAGCCTTCTCTTCTTCATCTGGCACCTGTTCGGCTCTTAAACCTATTAAAACGAAAATATAACGCAACGCCTTACTGACCTCCTCTACCTGGCTAAACCCTTCTACCACCTCCTCAATCTGCCTAAGATGACATATCTTAGGTTTAGATAATACAGCAGTTTCAAAGTTCTTTTCCTCAAAAGTTTTTAATGGAGTTGATTCGCGCCGAACTTGAATTTCCGTTGGTTTGCTTATTACCAGCGGTAGGATTTGGGAGATTTGCTGCATTTGATGAAATTTTTAGTTCAAATAATCCCTGCCAATTATTCTCTATGGACTGGTCTATAATTTGCATGGCTATTACCGGATCATTTTGGCTTATGCGCTTTAGCTTAGTAAACGTGCCTTTAAGCCCAGTAGGGACATAAGAAGGGAGTCGCCTCTCTTTCCGGTACTGAAGCCATTCTTGCCATTTCTGGATGAAATTTTCGTCTGTGAAGGGGAGCTGGACTCCATTCTCTCTGTTTTTATTCATGGGATCGCTGTTTTTTAGCAGTTTGGACTAATGTTTTGAAATCTATATAATTAACTTCTTTGTTTTTAATCCTAACCACCACATAGCCAAGCCCTTCTAAAAACGCATCCCTGACCTTGTCCTTTTCAATCATTTCACCTTTATAATGATGACCTCCATCTATTTCTACAATCACATTATAAGGGATAGGGACAAGAAAATCAACTATATAAAACCCCGTTTTAGTAAAAAAAGTCTTTTGAAAGATAGTTTGTGGGAAATGAACCTTTAACGCAGAAAATGCTTTCTTTTCCCACATTGTAGGATTCTTTCTGAGTTTTTTACGATATTTCGCCGCCGAACTTTGTTTGGCCGCAAATTTTTCTCTTTTTATTGTATTTGTAGTTACCATAAGTACATGAAATGGGTAGATACTAACACCTTTAGAGTGCCGCATTGACAACCATTCTACCAACCCCACCTTCATATTCCATACTATAACCTATAGAATACTCCGAAAATATTAAGAATCAGTCCCAGCCTCTTGGCTGCATTAAACGGCTGACTCAGGTTGGTTACCGGATTTTTGGGCCGAGTAAAGCCCACTGTGTTTTTGATTTAAGGGGTATCCCATTTACGAAGACATTGCCCAATCCGATTGATAAGAATATCAGAATAGTTTAGTAACTTTGAGATTGTGTGCGGTTTAGTCAGCCGCCTGTTCCGGTCAAAGGCATTAAAAACACCGGATATATTTTTTGGGTGGCCCCGTTTACTGCGGGGCCTTTGCTTTAGTAAAAGACTTCCTCCTGGACTGTTCGTCTAGCCATTTATTATAAATTTTAAGTTTGTTGTAGATTGTTTTTCGATCTATTTGGAGTAATTTAGCCGCCTCACCAATTTTCCCGTCTGTTTTATCAATAGCTTCTCCAATTTGTTTTACTTCAGCTTGCAGTTTGGCTAATTTATACGGGGTTAACTTCATGTAGTGGGGAAATTGTTTCACAATGATAGGGTATGATTCTTGCATTACCAAATTTATTTCAGAGGTTTATAGAACATTGGAATGGGTGCCGGGTTTTTAAAGGTGCTGGTGGTTTTTCAATAATTATTTTTCGCCATGTGTCTTCTTTACTTTAGCCATGTAACGTACAAATATTCCCGCTATCCGGCTTAATGCACGGGCTTTTCGGAGTTCCTTCATGAAGTTTTTGTTGGCAACGACTGCCGGATGTTCTAGCATACATTGACCTAATATCTCACATGCCTGAATATTTGAACAAAACTTTTTATTCTGCTCACATGGGTTAACTTTAACAGCAGGTTTGTTTTTCCTTTTCTTTGGCCCACGCCTAACTTCACAAGTGCTTTTATGTTTTGGTTCATATAAAACACATCGCTCGTTTTCCAGACAACTCTTTTTAGTACAATAGTCTATTCCTACACACATATTCAATAATTAGTTACGGGAGTTTTACGTTTTCTTATTTTTCTTGCGAATAGCTTTATGTCCTTTTCAAATAAATCCGCATAGTTGCCTGTGGTTAAACTTTTACAACTATAATAGCCGCCATTCTGGACCGGAGACCAAGTGCCATTTGGCCCCGATATGCTTAAGTACCCTACGGAAATAATAACATAACTCTCATTACTGTAGGTTACTATTATTGGTTTCATTTACTGAGAATATTTCAAATGATGAAAGCGCTGTGCCTGATTGCAAAGAGGAGCCAGATGTAAAAAGGCGAAGGTATCCGCTAGTTTTAAGACAGTCTATTGACCAATCTGTTGGTGTACTAATAGGTCTTTTACTCCATGATCTAATACCACCAACCCCATAGTCGCCTATCCCGTCTATATGGATAACGTCACTACATCCGGATATTCTACAAATTGGAGTATTATATCTGCATGCAACAAATTCCATGCACTTAAAACCTGAATCATGAACTTCATCGTTAGGGATAATAATTAATGAGTTAAAGTCTTTTGCAATTTCTTGCCATCCTAAAATTGGTAATGCAGCAAAATCTTCTTTTGTATAATCGTTTAAGTCTTTTTCTAACTTTTTATTGTTTTCCATTAATCAAATAGATTAGTTTGTTTGAATTTAATCGGGTCGTTATATAACGTTTTTTTAACTGGAGTATGTACTTTGACATACTCCTTCATTTTTTCTATCCCATCGGAATTAAATGGAGAAGTATTAAGCCTATAATCTGTCCAGGTAACATCTTGGTTGAACCTACTTTTACCAGATTTTGGAGTTCTGGATACCTGTACGCCAAAAGGCTTTTCTATTAGTCTAGGTATTTCGCGAGCGATATTAGTCAGACCTATCTCGTTAAAGCAGTTTTTTACATTCAATACTCGGCCCTCTAACAGAGCCATTGCAAGAGCGGCTTTAGCTGTCATAGTTCATTATTTATCGCTGCCATAAATAGGACTATAGTTTGTCTTAATGGCGAGAATGATTTATATGAATATCGGTGATCGCCAGCAGCCCAAAAGCTCCATATGGACACTCCTTCTGGCTTAAATAA